CTGAAGAACCATCTATTCCACTTAAACCCGAAGTTCCACTAGAACCATCTGTTCCTGAAGTTCCATCTATTCCTGAAGTTCCTGAAGAACCATCTGTTCCTGAAGTTCCATCTATTCCTGAAGTTCCTGAAGAACCATCTGTTCCTGAAGTTCCATCTATTCCTGAAGTTCCACTAGAACCATCTGTTCCTGAAGTTCCATCTATTCCTGAAGTTCCACTTGAACCATCTGTTCCTGAAGTTCCATCTATTCCTGAAGTTCCACTTGAACCATCTGTTCCTGAAGTTCCATCTATTCCTGAAGTTCCACTAGATCCTGATGTTCCCGAAGATCCTGAAGTTCCACTAGATCCTGATGTTCCTGAAGAACCATCTGTTCCTGAAGTTCCATCTATTCCTGAAGTTCCACTTGAACCATCTGTTCCTGAAGTTCCATCTATTCCTGAAGTTCCACTTGAACCATCTGTTCCTGAAGTTCCATCTATTCCACTAGTTCCACTTGAACCATCTGTTCCTGAAGTTCCATCTATTCCACTAGTTCCTGAAGATCCTGATGTTCCTGAAGAACCAGAAGTTCCACTTGAACCATCTATTCCTGAAGTTCCACTTGAACCATCTGTTCCTGAGGTTCCATCTATTCCACTAGTTCCACTAGAACCATCTGTTCCTGAAGTTCCATCTATTCCTGAAGTTCCTGAAGAACCATCTGTTCCTGAAGTTCCATCTATTCCACTAGTTCCACTAGAACCATCTGTTCCTGAAGTTCCATCTATTCCTGAAGTTCCTGAAGAACCATCTGTTCCTGAAGTTCCATCTATTCCACTAGTTCCTGAAGATCCTGATGTTCCTGAAGAACCAGAAGTTCCACTTGAACCATCTATTCCTGAAGTTCCTGAAGTTCCATCTATTCCAGAAGTTCCTGAAGAACCATCTATTCCTGAAGTTCCACTAGAACCATCTATTCCTGAAGTTCCACTAGAACCATCTGTTCCTGAAGTTCCATCTATTCCTGAAGTTCCTGAAGAACCATCTGTTCCTGAAGTTCCATCTATTCCACTAGTTCCACTAGAACCATCTGTTCCTGAAGTTCCACTAGATCCTGATGTTCCTGAAGAACCATCTGTTCCTGAAGTTCCATCTATTCCACTAGTTCCACTAGTTCCACTTGAACCATCTGTTCCTGAAGTTCCACTTGAACCATCTGTTCCTGAAGTTCCATCTATTCCTGAAGTTCCACTTGAACCATCTGTTCCTGAAGTTCCATCTATTCCACTAGTTCCACTAGTTCCACTTGAACCATCTGTTCCTGAAGTTCCATCTATTCCCGAAGTTCCTGAAGAACCATCTAATCCTGAAGTTCCACTAGAACCATCTATTCCCGATGTTCCACTAGATCCATCTAATCCTGAAGTTCCTGAAGTTCCATCTATTCCAGAAGTTCCTGATGTTCCATCTATTCCAGAAGTTCCTGAAGAACCATCTATTCCTGAAGTTCCACTAGAACCATCTATTCCCGAAGTTCCACTTGAGCCATCTATTCCGGATGTTCCGGATGTTCCGGATGTTCCACTAGAACCATCTAATCCTGAAGTTCCACTAGAACCATCTAATCCTGAAGTTCCTGAAGAACCATCTAATCCCGAAGTTCCTGAAGAACCATCTATTCCTGAAGTTCCACTAGATCCGCTTGAACCACTTATTCCCGAAGTTCCTGAAGAACCACTTATTCCCGAAGTTCCTGAAGAACCATCTATTCCGCTTAAGCCTGAAGTTCCACTAGAACCGTCTATTCCTGAAGTTCCACTAGAACCGTCTATTCCTGAAGTTCCTGAAGTTCCACTAGAACCATCTATTCCTGAAGTTCCACTAGAACCATCTATTCCTGAAGTTCCGCTAGAACCATCTGTTCCACTTAAGCCTGAAGTTCCACTAGAACCATCTGTTCCACTTAAGCCTGAAGTTCCACTAGAACCATCTGTTCCACTTAAGCCTGAAGTTCCTGAAGAACCATCTATTCCTGAAGTTCCACTAGTCCCAGAAGAACCTGAGGTACCACTTGAACCTGATGTTCCTGCTCCTCCTAATACTGATACAGTAACAAAGTTATTTGAAGATGTAACTGAACTAATACCGGATCCCGTAAAATTAATACCGGTAGCTCCTGTAGCCACTTGTCCGGTTGGTCCGTATATTGCTATAGCAGATCCACCAGATCCACCTGGTATTGTAACTGTTACTTTTTCAAATTCTGCACCATCACCAGCTACTGTAACACCAGCACCAGTAAATCCAACATACCAAGCTCCATTAAATTGTTGTCCTGTAGGACCTACAATTACTGGAACATAATCTGAGATGTTCTGTGCATCTAAATTGGTTTGAGCTATATCAGATCCTGCAGGAAGACTAGGATAAACTTGTGAAGACACGTTCCATCCATAAGCTCTGTTAGATGTTTGTTGACTTATAGCATTTTGTATAGCATCTGTAGGTATTCTATTAAAAGCTGAATATGGGGCTTCCTCATCAAATTGTACATAGAAAGAAAGTGTAGTACCATCTCCAACAACATCAGAAATATATGTGATTCTCCAAAGATTAAATACGCCTGATAAATAATAACTAGTGTTAGCATCAGTAGCTAGATTAACTATCTGAAATCCCTCTGTTATATCTGTATTGTCATAAGCTCCGTTTACATCCAAATATGTAGATCCAGGACAGTAGTAAAGCCCATCAGAGAATACTATAGTTAAAGTAGTTCCGGTAGCTGTACCTGTTGCATTATTGCTTAATATTGCAGTGTTCGCTCCATAATTTACACTTAATATAGTTGTACCAGGTGGAAAATTACTATTAGATACTTCTAATCCAGGATAGAGCAGATTCGTATCAGTTATACCGCTAATATTAGCATTACCTGAAGCTACGTCTGCTGTGGGGTTAACTGCAATGTATTGAGAAAACCCCGGTATGGTAATTTGTCCGGTTATTAAATTAGGTCTAGCCACAGATTAATTTCTTTATATTTATTTGTCTTATTGTATATATTCTTCTTCTTTTAATTAGAAATCTAATCTTACGAGATTACTTAATGATGGATTCATTGCTGCAAAGTTAAATACATGAAAGTTAGATGATGTATTTAAAGTTAATGTAGCCGCCTGCGTTGCACCTGTTGATATTGTCCTAACTAAAAATACAGGATAAAATTGATTTTGAGCAGTACTATTCGCTCCACAACCATTTGTTGCACCAATAGGAGTAGTTACTGCTAATGTTTGCCCAGATCTAGCTCCTGTTGCATATAATACAGACAATAATTGGCAATCAGCACTTGCGGGTGCTGTTATAGTCAGTGCTGCTGCTGTAGGTGTTCCCACTGTAAATCCTAGAGAATAAGCTGCTTCTTTACCTGAAAGTGCCCCACTGTCCACAGTATTTACTGTGAAGGTGTTTGCATTTACTACACTAATAGTACCATTGAAATTATCAGCATTTGCGTTTCTCACAATGATCATATTACCATCAGATCTTCCGTGCGAGTTATGTGTGATTGTTAGAGTTGTTCCAGATCTAGACCAATCAAGTCCAATGTTAACGCTTGAACTTGAGGCTATCCAGCATTCTATATCCGAATTAAGATATGTTCTGTATCTAGAAACTGAATTATAAAGAATAGCTGTTCCTACTCCTGATGTACCACTTGAGCCACTAGATCCTGATGTTCCACTAGATCCTGAAGATCCTGAAGATCCTGAGCTACCCGAAGATCCTGATGTTCCACTAGATCCTGATGTTCCACTAGATCCTGATGTTCCTGAAGATCCACTATATCCTGATGTTCCACTAGATCCTGATGTGCCACTTGAACCATCTATTCCTGAAGTTCCTGAGCTTCCACTATATCCTGAAGTTCCACTAGATCCACTTGTTCCACTAGATCCTGATCCACTTGTTCCACTAGATCCTGAGCTTCCACTAGATCCTGATGTTCCACTAGATCCATCTATTCCTGATGTTCCGCTTGAACCTGATGTTCCTGAAGAACCATCTATTCCCGAAGTTCCCGAGCTACCACTATATCCTGAAGTTCCACTAGATCCAGAGCTTCCACTAGATCCTGATGTTCCACTAGATCCATCTATTCCCGATGTTCCACTTGAACCTGATGTTCCGCTTGAACCATCTATCCCTGAAGTTCCTGAAGAACCATCTATTCCCGAAGTTCCCGAGCTACCACTATATCCTGAAGTTCCACTAGATCCAGAGCTTCCACTAGATCCTGATGTTCCACTAGATCCATCTATTCCCGATGTTCCACTTGAACCTGATGTTCCGCTTGAACCTGAAGTTCCTGAAGAACCATCTATTCCCGAAGTTCCCGAGCTACCACTATATCCTGAAGTTCCACTAGATCCTGAGCTTCCACTAGATCCTGATGTTCCACTAGATCCTGATGTTCCACTAGATCCATCTATTCCTGATGTTCCACTTGAACCATCTATCCCTGAAGTTCCTGAAGAACCATCTATTCCCGAAGTTCCTGAGCTACCACTATATCCTGAAGTTCCACTAGATCCTGAAGTTCCACTAGATCCTGAAGTTCCACTAGATCCTGATGTTCCACTAGATCCATCTATTCCTGATGTTCCACTTGAACCATCTATCCCTGAAGTTCCTGAAGAACCATCTATTCCCGAAGTTCCCGAGCTACCACTAGATCCTGAAGTTCCACTGGATCCCGAGCTTCCACTAGATCCTGATGTTCCGCTAGATCCTGATACTCCATCTACTCCTGATAAACCACTAGTTCCACTTGAACCATTTATTCCTGAGGTTCCACTTGAACCATCTATTCCAGAAGTTCCACTAGATCCTGAGCTACCACTAGATCCTGAGCTACCACTAGATCCTGATGTTCCACTAGATCCTGATGTTCCACTAGATCCACTTGTTCCACTAGATCCACTTGTTCCACTTGAACCATCTATTCCAGAAGTTCCACTTGATCCATCTATTCCAGAAGTTCCACTAGATCCTGAACTACCGCTAGATCCTGATGATCCACTAGTTCCACTTGTTATACCAGGAGCGGATGTACCCGATGTTCCATCTATTCCTGATGTGCCACTAGATCCTGATGTGCCACCTATTCCTGATGTTCCACTAGATCCTGAACTACCATCTATTCCTGTTATACCGCTTGTTCCACTAGATCCTGATGTTCCGTCTATTCCTGATGTTCCACTAGATCCTGATGTTCCGTCTATTCCTGATGTACCACTAGATCCTGATGTACCACCTATTCCTGATGTTCCACTAGATCCTGATGTGCCGTCTATTCCTGATGTACCACTAGATCCGCTTGTTATACCTGGAGTGGATGTTCCTGATGTTCCACTAGTTCCTGATCCTGATGTACCGCTAGAACCAGAACTTCCGTCTGTTCCACTTATTCCACTAGTTCCACTAGTTCCTCCTATTCCTGATGTTCCTGATGAACCACTTATTCCTGATGTGCCGCTAGTTCCATCTGTTCCTTGATTTCCTTCTAAAGAAAACATACTAAATCCTGTGTCACCATCGGTGATATCTACAATACCTGATCCTCCTCCTTGGTATACTACCTTTACCCAATACTGATCACCAACAGCTGCATTCAAAATACCAGTAATAGTAATTATATCAGATGGTATTACACCAGATGCAACATCTTCTAATGTTGTAAATCCTTTAAAATTTGTTATCTCTACTGGTGTTGTTGTATCCTTCCATAAGCTACTAGATAAAAAACTATAAGATCCCGAAGACGCATGTTCCAATCCAACTTTGTATGATATAAAATATGTTCCGGCTTTTAAAACCTCAACATATACACCAGTTGTCGAAGAGATTGTAAAAGTCCCTACTGTAAAATATGAACTATCAATAAGATTTGTGGTGTCAAAATTTATAGGCTTAAATCCACCTTGTGATATTTGTTGTGATGTGCTAAGTTTAGATAAATCTACATATCCCATAGGTGTAGGCGTTCCTACTGCTCCTGTTGCTCCGGTAGCTCCCGTTTCACCAGTTCCCGTAGCTCCAGTAGCTCCAGTATCTCCAGTAGCTCCAGTAGCTCCTGTTTCCCCTGTTGCTCCTGTTGCTCCAGTATCGCCAGTAACACCTTTAATATTAGATTGTAATTGCCAAATTCCCCCTATTTTTTCGTATACATCTCCAGTAACACCGTCTAAGTATAAGTCTCCTTCGCTTCCTGTTCCTATAGAAGGAGCACCAGATCCTGTGTACCAATTAGTTCCAGTAGCTCCAGTAGCTCCAGTAGGTCCGGTAGAACCTGTAGATCCAGTGGCACCATTACTTCCTGCTGTTCCCGTAGATCCAGTAGGTCCAGAAGGTCCAGAAGGTCCGGTAGCACCAGTAACACCAGGAGCTCCTGCGGATCCTTTTGCTCCATTAGGACCAGTAGGTCCTGTATCACCTGTTGGTCCGGTTGTTCCGGTTGTTCCTGTAGCTCCTGTTCCAGTAGCTCCAGTAGCTCCTGTGATTCCTGCACCAGTTGCCCCGGTAGCACCGGTAGCACCTGTTGTTCCTGTAGCTCCTGTTCCTGTAGCTCCTGTAGGTCCAGCTCCTGATCCTGTAGGTCCTGTAGGTCCTTGTGATCCTATTATAGAAACCCAAGCTCCTGTTCCATTAACACCGCCTGACATAGTTCCAGATGTCACACTGACAGGTACACTTCCTGATATTGTTATAGTGTCTCCGTTTGCTGTTGCACCTAATCCAGGTAATGCTAGGATTGTAACTGTATTTAGATTTGATTCTGCTAAACAAGGACCAGTGGCGTTAGTAAGTATAGCATTTACTAAATTTTCTGATGTTAAAACATTATCATTATTCCATTGAACTTGTCCTGCTGTTGCTCCATTATATAAAACTGCTATATCCTGTCCATTTGCACCAGAACCCACAGTAAATGAGAATGACGATAATACCTCTCCATAATTTAAATAAACCTCATAGTCATCTCCAATAAACCTTACCTGTCCGGGTTCTCCAGGTTTAATTGTTTCGTCTATATAAGTTCGGTCTAGGATTAATTTTAATCTTCCTCCATTGTTACTGTCACCTACTATTAAGTTTCCTCCAATAAAGGCATTAGCAGTTGTAATTAATCCGTTTACTAATATTTCTCCATTGCTTCCATTTAATTGAATAGAAGAATTACCATTGATAGGCAATCTTATGGTGTCTGCTTTTATTGCACCAGTATTAATTTTACCAGTAGGGAAATTTAATGTCTTATTCTGTATTGAAATACCAAATGCTGAATTTATAAGAAGTAATCCCTCTTGTAATTGTGCAAAATTGGCATTAGTGATAGAATTATTGACTCCTATGGTATTAGAAGCCAGGAGTTGTTTTATCGTTATTTGATTAAGTTCCTTCATCCCGGACTATTTTGTTTATGATATATATCCTAACGAATAATATCAATCTTATCTCAGGAGACTTTCTACTTCTTTATAGTATTCTTTGAATTTACTAGGAAAAAACTCAATCAGTTCTTTTATCTCTCTATTAGAGATTTCGTTCTTCTCTTTTATAAAATCTATGATCTCTTCCTTGTATTTATTTTCTAATTTCTCTTTCTCTTTCTTAAGAGTCTTTGTCCAAATCCAAGATGGAGTACTTTTATGCTTGTGTGTGATAAAAACCTTCCAGAAGTCAACAACCTTTGAGGGATTTATTTTTATATGATTGAAAGAATTAGCTTGTAAAGGATATGCAATAGAACATATCCTGTTTATCATAAATAAATTTCTAGCTTTATCTCTATCTGGAATTTTATCCCAGTTCTTAGAATGAAAAGCTTTAATTATATCGAAAGGATTATTCATATCACTTAAATAAATCAAAAGGATCAAATCCTCTAGGTGGTGTTGACTCTCTAGCCCATGGTGAATTGTCAATCATTTCTTTTTTGTCAATCTTAACTTCGAATTTTTCTTTTGCATCTAATTCTTGAACATGAGATCTAAGTCCTTCCACTATATTATGTGGTAATGATTTACTATTTAGCCAAACTAATCTGGCATTCTCTTCGTAGAATTTTTTAAATTGATCTCTGTTTTCTTTATTATCGGTCTGTGATATTAGTCTTAAAGATAATCCTGCGATCCAACCAAGAAAATCTTCGTTATCCCAAATTTCTTCTAGACTGAATTTGGACCATTCAGTTTCCACATAAAGATCCCAAATCTTCTGTGCTTTACCTTCTGCAATATTTGAATTCTTACCGTTTTTTGTTTTGTAAGGAAAAACACCAGGAACATCATCTTTTTTATCTCCCATAAGGATTTTTTTAAAGACGTATTCTTTAATATCTATTTTTTCAACAATACAAGAAGAGATTAGCTTATCTAATTTATCATCATTAGATCCAGAAGCTGGTGTGACATCAAATATAGTGGGTTCTTCAACTTGATTAATAGACCAATCTTGTGATACCACTAACTTATTATTTTTTGAATTGGTATTCCATATACCAGTCCATCTTTTTCCGTTATATTCTACAAGCTGGTGCATATCCTTATCTCCACTTATTACTATAACGCAATCTTCTGAATCTTTTAAATAATCACACCAAGCCCAAATTAAATCGTCGCCTTCCGCACCTCTATAAGAGCTATAAATAAATCCACTCTCTTCTAAATATTCGGAAAATTCGTCCATGAGTTTAAAGAAAGATCCCCAGTCAACTCCTTCGCCTTTTATTCTACTCTCTTTATATACACTTCGTGTTATTTTATAATCTTTTCTCCAAGATCTAGAGTCTTTACAAAACACTATACGATTTATATTAGGTATTTGATTTAATGAGTAGCATAAATCTGTTATCACCTTTCTTATAAACATATTTCTTTCTGCCTCAGAAGATAAAACGTCTCCTGGATTTTTGCTACCAAATCCAGAAAAAACCCCGAACGTCTTGTGAAATATGTAGTTTCCGTCTATTAGTATCGTTACCATATTTTAAAAATCTTCATTTGTTATCATTATATCATAGTCTGAAAATTTAAAAAAATCCTTCTGGTCTGCAATTAATCTTCTTTCGACATCATCTGCATCATTTCTTTCTTTTAATCTTTTGACTCTTGTATCCTCTGGAGGATTTAAATAAATAACAAAAGAATCAGCTCTAAAATTCTCAGGTAAGCTTTTAAGTCCTGCAGGGCTTAAAATAAAAAGATTTTTTATTAAAAACTCCCCTTTAGAAATTCCATATTTCCATTCATTAAATTCTTGTAGTTCTAAAAATATGTCTCTATTAGATTCAAAAAAATCAACATCTCTATAATAATAGTCAATTCCTTCTTTCTCTCCTTCCCTTGGAGGTCTGCTAGTAAAAGATACACCATAATCAAATCCTCTTTCAACCATTTTTTTTCTTAGAAAATCTTTTCCTGATCCTCCTGGTCCTACTATTATAATTTTACCTTTCATATTTCATATTTTGTATAGTATACTAAGCATTATCATTATATTTCTTAATTAATGCATAGTTTACTGGTCATTTTTAGACTATTTTGCTGGTCATTTTTAGACTATTTTGTATAGTATACTACTCGCTAAGTGAGAAAATCTAAGGTAACGAGTAGTATACTGATCATTTGTTCATTGTCCCTTGCAAACTGAATACTAATGCTAATAGACTTGTAATAGGGTCTATGACTTGACTTCTTTCTGCCTGGTGCTTAGCACTAAGAATTATTATATTAGGAATAAGTCCTAATTTACTAGGATGTTTCTCTGTCAGCCAATTTATAAATTCTGAATCTAACGAAGACATAGCTTCATCAACCTTTCCTGAATAATGTCCAATAATGTATTGATAATTCTTTAAAGGATCTGGCGAACTCATTATAAGATTAAAAAGATCCTCGTGATCAAATAGAGCCTCATTAATTTTCTGTTCTGTAAGATCTGTCACTCCATCAATATTCCATCTTTGAATTGTATTCAAAGCTGATCTCATATCCGGAAAATATTTTTTAGTAAATAACTTTAATGTTCTGTCATTGTGTGCTATTTCCATAGCTGAAAGAATTTTAGAAATTCTTTCTTGCCACTGTGTCTGTATTTCAGCCTCTTCTTCTTTAGATACTGGATCAAAATCATAAACTTCAAATCTTGATTTTATAGCATCTGGTATTTTACTTATATAATTACACGTAGCAACAAATCTTGTTGTCTTAGCATATTTCTCAATTGTACCTCTTAAAGCTTTATAGAACTGATCTGATGCACCGTCAAACTCATCTAGTACTACTATCTTTATTCGATTCTCTCCGTCAAGGATAGAAACAGTAGAACAGAAATCATGTACCTTAGTTCTTATTGTTTCAACTGAGCTCTCATCAGATACGTTTATAAAAATATAGGGATGATTCCTTATCAGAATTTTAGCCATACTAGTTTTACCAGATCCTGGTGATCCAGCTAATAAAACATTTTGTTGAAGTCCGTTTTCGAATGATCCTTTAATCCTTTCTGGAAGGATCATATGTTTTAATTCTTTTGGCCTTAATTTTTCCGTTAATAATTCTTGTATCATTTATTTACATTTTTCTTTTAAATCGTCTGCTTGGTCTTTATCATGTCTAATCTCTACAAATCTAGGTAAAAATAACGACCAGTTGTTGTTCTTGTCATTAATTATAACATTATATAAAACCGAGCACACTTTGTTTATGTGCGAATCGGGATCTTTACTTAATTCTTTTAAATCTAAATCTGTAAATCCCGATCCAACTTTTACTTTAAGTGTTCCTGACAAATCTTTACAAAAGAATCCACCAATAAAACCCTCTCTTTTTCCTTCTCCTGGATACCAGCCAGTGATTACTAAATCACATTCATTTACTTCTTTTAATTTAATCCAATTTTTAGATCTTTTACATTCGTATACATGTTCTGGATTTTTAAGAATAACACCCTCCCCACCATTATATACGATCTTCTTATAGTAAGCGTATATGTCTTCTTTTTCTGTAGTCAAGAAAGAATCTGCAAGTGTTAGTGAAGTGGTCTTATATGTACTAAAAACTCCCTCTAACGTAGACCTTCTGATACTAAAAGGAATGATACCTTTACCCGTCTTAAGAGTATCTGCATATTCTAAATCAAATACATTATAGATTAGATCATCACCTATAGCATTCATGGGCTTACCCTTTAACATTTGTGTGACTTTGCCAGATACACTTTTTCTATTCAGATCTGTTAGCTCGCCATCAAAAAACCAATCACCAGGTAATCCTGAATTTTTAATTAAGGACAAACATTCATTTCCGATTTTTTCTAAATACTGATTTGGAATTTCATTAAATGCTCTAGTGTAGAATTTAACCTCATTGCCAGAAACAAAAGCTATCACTCGTACGCCGTCGTATTTTTCCTCACAAATAATATGACTCCATTTTTTTATTTCGTCTTCATCATCTTGAGCTAACATTAGACTTGGATCTGGTATAATTTCTTTACCAAAAGATTTATTGATGAGCTTAGCTCCTATACCAATATTAAGTCTTTTGGTTAGAACTTTACATAATACTTTTCTTTCCTCTACAGAAAGAGGAAAACAATTAACTAATTCAAAAGCTTCTTCTCTAAACTTATCATTTGCTGCAGGTGCTATAAAAAGTCTTTCTGTTAGATCTTTAAATCTTTCAAATATGTCTTGGTCAGCAGAAACTAGATATGGACTTTCTTCCAAAACCTCTAGTTTATGTAATTTGGTAGTTAAAAATGGGTCTAACGCAACCTTAAGAAGATATTCTAATTCTTTCGAATAGTTATTTTTAATTAAATCTTGCTTGATTTTTTGAGAACCGTTTCCTGACAAACATTCAATTTCTAATAAAATTTTAAGCTCTTTTTGCATCCGATATATTTTAAACAAATGTAGAAATACCTACTAAATAATAAAAATGATTTCTATTATTATACTTGTTATAAAATACTAAGTTTCTTAAATAGATGCTTCTTCTTCTTCTGCTCCAGTTTCACCTTCTGCTCCCGTTGCTCCTTCTGCTGCTCCAGTTGCTCCTTCTGCTGCTCCAGTTGCTCCTGCTTTTACTTCCTCCTCTGCTTTTTTAACATAAAATTTGTTCATCTTAATATCATCATTAGATAAATCTAACCATCTTTCTATTAAGTAATCCTGATTGAAATATTGAACTTCTTCTTCATTTATTGTTTCTTTTACCTCTCCTAAAGCAGTTACAAAATCTACTTTTTTAATTAGTTGTTCAATCTCTCTAGATTCACCAAACATGTTATCGCTTTCAAACTTAACACCTATTTGACTTCTAAATTCTGCATCGTCTTTAAGATGTGGAAATTCTAAACACATTTGGATCCATAATGGCTTAACCATAATTTCCTGAAAGATAGATCTTAGTCTTGTTATAAATTTAGAAAATCTAACTTCATCCCTTTCTGCACCATCTGCACCAGATTTAAATGTATTGCTACTACTAACACCGAATCTAGAAGAGAATCTATTGTATGGAATTTTTGAATCCTGTCTTAATTTATTATAGAAATAAACCACAGAATCCATTACGTTCAGATTTGGTCCTTGTCCGTTAATTGTTTCCACTTTTACTGATTCGCCACCACTTTGTGGAAAAAGATAATTTTTATAAAATTGTAAATCGGGTCTTCCATTTATAGATAATTCACCTGATGTGGTATCGAGTTTAATATCCTCTTTGTAAACTGACATAAGTTCTCCTAAAGTCTCTTTAGCTTTTTGTGGAGCTTTACTTCCGATAGGAACTGTCATTTTAATTCTGTACTGGGCATTCATTACGTTCCAGATAATCCTTGAATGCTCCATAATCTTAAGCAAATTGAAAGATCTAATTAATCTTTCCGTATAAGATATTCTTGAAACTGAATTAGCTTTAGAGTAAGAGATATAAATCACCTGTGCATCTAATAATCTTCTTTGTCTAGTAGTTTCACCATAGTACTGCCACCAGATAGTTTCTCTTGTGCCATCAGGTTTTTTTTCTATAGCTGGTGTAAGACTTATAGCATCTAATTCTTTAAATCCCACAATTTCTTTTCCGTCACTAGAATAAATGATTTCAAATGCCAAAAATCCCTCAACAATTAATTGTCTAAAATATTGCCATCCCGTTATACCGTTGCAAAAATTATGAAGGACATAAAGTTTTCTGAAATTGCCTCTTAAGGATTTTAATACGTCATCCTTTAATTCCATATTAATGGTTGCAGGATGACAGAAGAAGTTCTTCTCATCGTAAACTATACCTTCATCACAAATAGTGTCTAAGATGTATTCTATTTCAGCATTAAGTGCAAATGTTCTAAGAAAATCTCTTTTGAATGGATAATCTTTATCAAAGTATGCTATGTATTTTTTATTTGTGGTATCCTGTGCAGCTATACTATAAATAAAATCTTCGTCATCTCCAGAGAATCCAAATCTTTCTCTCATATTAGCTTCTGAAATACCTATAGCCATAGAATCCTCTATTACCATATCTTTATATTCCATACCAAAAGATCCTAAACCACTAATTGATTTTAATATCCTTGAGATATTAGGATTAAACTTTCCAATATTATCTAGAAATCCTGCCATATTTTTTTATAGTGTAAATTCTTCTCCTCCTTCTTCTTCTTCAGCTGGTGCTTCACCTGTTGCTCCTTCAGCTGGTGCTTCGTCTTCAGTTGGTGTTCCGCCTGTTGCTCCTGCAGCTTCTTTTTTCTTATCAGCAGCTTCTTCTTTAGCTTTTTTGTTATCGGAAATATCTTGGTTATTCATTCCTAGAAATCTATCAACTAAGAAATCCATACTGAAGTATTTTTTACCTTCGGAATTTAGTAGACCTGAAATTTTTATAACCTGATCCTTTCTTGCTACCATTACCTCCATATCCTTGGCTTCTCTAAACATATTTTCCTTAACGTAGTCTAGTCCGAATTCAGATTTTAGAATGTAATCGGTTTTTAGATTAGGAAAATCTAAACAGAATTGAACCCATAATGGTTTCATTAAAATATCTTGGTATATTGACCTTAATCTGTTTATAAATTTACCGAATCTAATTTCTTCTTGGTCTAATCCTTCTGCAGTAAATGTAATAGTACCTTCTGATCCTGATTCTTCCCTACCGAATCTAGTAGCAGGTATTTTAGAATCCATCCTTAATTTATTTGCAAAATATTTTAATACCGTAGTATCGGAGAATGCGGTAGCATCACCTGCTCCAGCTAAAGGCTGAATATCTGGTGTTCCGTTAGGAGATGAAGGCATTAAATAATTCTTAAAGAATTGTATTTTGGGTTTTCCGTCTACTGATAATTCTCCACTATCAGTATTTAATCTAATATCTTCTTTATAGATTGACATTAACTCTCCAAGAGTCTGTTTAGCTTTTTGCGGAGATTTAGTTCCAATTGGAACTGTCATTGCCATACGATAAGAAGAATTCATTACGTTCCAGATGATTCTGGTGTGTTCCATAATTCTAAGTAAGTTGAATGATCTAATTAATCTTTCAGTATAACTTACTCTACCTGCTGTACCTCCACCTTTAGCATAACTTATATAAATTATCTGCGAATCATAAAGCTTTCTAGTCAAAGATGGGTTATCTGGATATTGAATCCATATGTCTATAAATGATCCGTCAGGCTGTGCTTCTACTGTTGGTACAAGAGAAGCAGGATCTAATTCCTTAAAACCTACTATATTTTTACCTTTCTTATCAAATACTATTTCAAAAGATAATATACCATCGGATAAGAATTTTCTGAATAAGTGCCAAGCTAATATGTCTTGGTTAAATCCAAATAGATTATAGATCTCTTTGTATCTTTTTTGTACTTTATCGTATGTCTCTTCATCAACATCATCGTGCTGCATAAATGAGAAGTAAGCCCAAAAGTTTCTTTCGTCATACACTATAGCTTCATCACAAATAGTATCTAAAATAAATTCAATCTCTGGATTCTGTGAAAAACCTTGTAAGTAATGCTTTTTATTTTTATAATCTTTATCAAAATAAGCTATATACTGCTTAGTTGTTGTATCTGCTCTTCTTAAACCGAATAAGAAAGCCTCATCTTTAATACCTCCTTTTTGTAGGAATTGTGCTTCGCTTACACCTACTGCTTGTGAATTTTTAATCACTAGATCCTCATAAGACATACCAAAACTGCCAACTTTTTTAACGCTATCTATAATAGCACTAAAGAATGTTTTTTTATCATCTGTAAATCCAGCCATTAGATCTGTAAATTTTTCTTATATATCTCATTTAACTGGGTCCCTTCAATTGACCTAGTATCCAGATATACTATTCTAGTCCAATCTTCGTAAGGAATTTCCACAACATCACGAACTTTTTTTAAATCCCATGCTCTATAAGCATGTTTATAGTTTATTCCTTTAAGAATAGTGTCAAGTGTTTCGTAATCTGTTTTTAACAGAACCTGTGATTTAATTTCCCCCCTGCCGATTTTTTCTTGGTTCTTTTCTATGATTTCTTGATAAACACTTTGTATTCTTGTAAAAAAAGGAATTCTAAATTGAGGAGACAGCAATATTAAATCTATACCATAAAATATTGTCTTATCTTCGTAGCTTTTAAAGCCAGTAAAGAATACTATGGGTCTTTTATTAATATATTTTTTAGATTTTTCTAATTGGTCGTTATATTCTAATGAATAAACTTTACCTGACAAAAAACTCGAAGGGTTAAATTGGCTCTTACTATTTACAAATGTTTTAAACCAGTGCATAAAAGAATCCTCGGCTAATGACGAAAGACCAGATACTGATAATTTATAATCTTCAAATTGTGTTTTAAAAGGTTTCATCGCATTATAAAGGTTTCGTTTATAGCTCCAAACTTATAACCTCTAGATTCTGCAAATCTTGTTGCTGCTTCAAACTTACATCTGTTTGTGATCCAAGTTTTGAGTCTTTCATTATAGCTTCTTATTTTCTTTTCCGTAAGATTACCTGTAGGCTCTTTTGGCCTCATATGTAAAGCATACTGATCTTCTGGCTTTATTTCAATTAACCAATTTTCTACCGAGTTATTTTTTAATACCTGGATATAATAATCAACAAAGTATTTATGTTCTTTTTTATCAATTGGACTCCAATAAGGAATACCTGTAGGTTCTGAGCTCCATTTAGTTATATTGGGATTAATATCACAATACTGACAAAATCTTTGTTCCCAAGAGCTTCTATAAATTATATTATGAATATCACCAATATACTTTTCTGGATTAGTAGGGTAGTATTTACCAGACTTCCATTTACCATTCGGCTTTAGTTTTTTGATGTCCATTCACAATTATATATTATAATTGGAATTTTCTTCTCTTACGATTCTTGAAAATGGTATAGTTTTAGGAGCTTTAGGTGGATATATTTTTTTCCATCCTTTCTTCATTCCATTATGTGCTATTTGCGAAATGAAAGCAAAAGGATTATCAGATTTTGCTGGATCGTATCTGTTCCAGTATTTTATTAAATCCTCTAATCCGAATGAGATACAATCTTCGCGATCTTCGTGATCTCTGTATGAATGGGTCTTAGACATTCCGTTTACTATTAAAGTAAACATTTGCACAGTTTCGGATGTGAGTTTTCCTACTTCTTTGCTTTCTTGTAAAGCTCTTTTAAGCTCTTTGTTTTTTACATATATCATTGTGCTTCGGGGCTGTTATTTTGGAGTTTCTCTATTTGATCTTCTAAATTTAATCTTAATTTTTCCAAATTTATCCTCGAATTTCTAATTGTTTCTATACCTATCTTACCGTGTTCTTCGCTAGAAGTTTCCAATTCCTTTATCTTTGCTAGACAATCTTTCAAATCATCTAAAACAAAATTGAGTCTGTTGCCAATACCCTCTTCGGATTTTTGGCCAACAGACTCAATTATTTTCTTCGTAATTACTTTTTTTTTGATGCTCTCCCTGGTGTAGTAGCAAATGCTGCTACAGAATCTGCTTCTGCAAATCTTTTACCATTCTTATTGGAATTTCCGTGAGCATCTGCTAAATTAGCTCTCTCTTCTTTTTCAATAAACTTTTTAGGTACTTCTTTTGATCCTGCAGGAGCTTTTTCAATGTGCGAATTTTTTTGACTCTCTTTAATTGCAAGATTCATATTCTTAAGATCTTGAATAAATTTAGCTGATCCTTTAACAGATCCACTTGGTGCTTTAGCTAAATCTAAATTTTCTAATCCATCAATAAAGTTTTGTCCTTTACCAGCAGATCCTTTAGGAAGTTTTGCTAAATTACTAGCTCCAGATTTTACACTGTTTCCTGTTTCAGATGTTCTTTTACCAGACTTAGGTGTTTTTCCAAAATTAGCATTTGAATCATTATCTATAAATTTAGGAGATGATCCTGTTTTTTTATTAGGAGCAGCAGCCATGTGTTTTTTAGATAAATTCATAACCGATTTATCTTTATAACTACCTCCTTTATTTCCTGGTGCAGATGCTAAATTTTGATTAGATTCATTAGCTAAATCGTCAGTGTATTCAATATCTAAATCAGGAGTTTTAATGTCGTAGTTGTTAACTTCATCAGTAAGATCTTCTACATCAGAGAAGAAATATTCTCCTGTTTTACCCTCTTGGAATAATATAGTGTAAGTCTTAGAGCTTCCGTCTACTCCAATCACTCTGCCTTTAACGCCGTTTCTTTTTACTCTAACCTCAGTATCAATTGGATATCCAAGATCTTCATTCATATTTGAAGAAACGTCTTTAGCTTTATTTTCAAATCTTTCAATTTCTACATTGATTTGATTCCATCTGTCTTTTAAAGATTCGATTTCGTTTTCGATACCTTCTTCTAAAGATATTAGTTCATCAGAATTAGCAATAAGAGGATTTTGTTCCTTAACAACATCTAATTTTCTTAATTCGCTTTCTAAGATATCAATATTCTTAACGATTTCTGTTTTGTCATTTTTCATAACGCTTAAGAAAGCTACTTCGCCATCTAAGAATTCTGTTAAAGATTCAGAGATATCATATTTAATAAAGTCTTTAACGATATTAATAGCTTGAGTAGCATTAGCTTCGTAGATTTTATTTAATTTCATTGCTGGATTAACTGTTTGAACGTAGATAGTTGCGCCAATTTTAAATATATTAGCTTCTACACCTTCATAAACTTTAGATTTAATTTTTTTACCAAAATCCAAATCAATAATCTCATCAGCAACTTTAGCAATAAAAATTGCTTTATTGATCTTGTAGTTTGAATTTTCCAATAAGTTATTAGTTGAAACACTTACTGCAAGCGGTAAATCTTCTTCCTTAATTTCTTTACCATCAAAGAAGATAGTTTTTGATTCATTTGCAAAAGAGATCTCGATTTTATTATTTCCAAGTGTTAATAATATTCTGTTATTCTCAACTCTAACGTCTCTATCAGCTAAGATTGAAGCTTTGTCTTGTAGCTCAGCAGGAACTTCTTCCATTTCGCATTCAAAAATAGTTCCTTCAGATTCTTGAAGTTTTAAGAATTTACCAGAAGAGTAAAATACCACTTCATTTTCGTTAACATATACTGGAGAATAGATATTACTGATCTCGCAAATATTATTGTCAAATCCAACATTAAATTTGCTAGTGCCTTGATTTTCGTAAATTGAAAGGAAACTAACTAAATTTCTAACCATCGGGTTAAATCCAAATCTTTTTAATCCGTGAACTAAAGTATCTGAGCTTCTTTTTTCTGAGGATAACCAATTTTTCATTTGGTCTGTAGCATCTGAAAAAAGTTCTTTTCCTGAATTATTCTTAATAGTCTCGTAAGTTTTTAAAACCTCAACTTCTCTTCTGTTACTTTCAAAAGTATTTGTTAAGTTTTCTAAAACTGGTTTAACTGAATTTTCCCAAGAAAAAGAGCTAAGATCGTTTAACAATTCTTCAATAATAAAGGATTCAGAAATACCTTTTTCTATTAGTAAGTAATTGTATTTTTCTAAAAGAATTTTACCTGCTGGTAATTCATTTAAGCTTGAGTTTCTTAATGCTGAAACAGTATTTAAAACACCAAAGCTGAAAGAAGTTCTTTTAGAAGCTTTAGTTGACATATCTGGAAATGCAGATTCGTTTAAGTGCTGAGCAGTTGAGCCATTAAGAAATGAAGAAGCAACAGGAGCTTGAGAAGCACCTAATCCTGCCCATTCTCTTAAAGAATCAGCTGCTTGCTTAGATGTTTCCATGTTTAATCTGTTGATCTCTGGATTAATATTTTTTTCCATTTTTAATTCGCTTTTTTAGTATATATCTATTCTTTTCTAGATTCCTCTTTGTTATTATTTAATGATCTTTATAATAATAAGTTTCAATCTCGTTTATTTAATTTCCCCCAATAATAACCTCAACATTTACTCTAACTGAATGTGGATTATATAATAACATACCTCCTTCATCAAAGTAAGGGGATTCAATATCACTTCCGTTTGGATCTAAATCCCAACCTCTTCCTAAAAAATATGGGGAAAGATCTGACGGATTCCCCGTTAATAATGTTATATCTGACATTGGTAAATATGATCCATTATAAATTATATTAATAAATCTATTATATACTGGAAGTGTTGATGGGTAACTTGCTTTTATCATTATAAAAGATACCTCTCCTAATCCTTCAGAATTAAGAATAAGACTTGAATTACTGTATATGCACCCATTAAAAGATGTGTAATTATTCAAAATTATATTAGTATCACAAAGACTTATTTCTCTAAGAACCGTAGTGCCTTTTATTACACTCAAGTTACATCTTTGAAATATTGCTCCTTCAAACTGTATTGTATCACATACTATAGGTGGTGTAGCCATTAATTAAAAACAAATATTTCTAGTTCAGTATTATATGTGTTGCTAGGATTACTGAACATAATTCCTCCGAACGATAAATCGGGCGATGCTATTGGTGGATATGTGTGTGGGCTAAATACCGGACTTGGTGGAGTGTTTGAATAATATCCTAAATCCCACCCTTGCCATGGTATTTCTGCTTGTGTTCTGCCTGTTAATATCATTAAATTATGCATTGGGTAGGTGTTTCCTTTATATTCCCAGTATACAAGTCTATCCTCTTCTCGATGATTTTTTTGGTACGTAGCTTTTACCACTATCATTTGAACCTCTCCTTGTGCTTGTCCAATTTCACTTGCTGTTAGTATATAGGTACTTAAAGCATTTAAAGTTATGTTCTTTTTTAATGAACCACCGCAACCACCTAATTCAGAACTCCCTAATGATTCAAGTTTAAAATCACATAAAGATATAGTAGATAGAACGTTTGCACCTTCTTTAATATCTAAATTACACGATTGAAAACTAATCCTCCTATAGACTGCGGGATTACAATCTAGATATTTAATATGAACAGGATTTGTTGTATAAACAGGTTTTATCATCTTAATTTAAAAGGTCCGACTCTGGATTATTTCTAAATCTCTCTCTAATTTTTTTTTGTTCTTCAAAAGAAAGATTAATATCTTTGTATTTATCCGTATCATCTATTTTATTCTCTATATCTTTCACATTTTCTTCTATTGGAATAATAGATACTGGTTCTATAATAATTTTAGGCTCTTCAATTACAGTTTCTTGAGGTATAAATATAATACCTTCCGAATCATTTTTTGTCTCACTGTAATCTATAACATATTCTTTTTTGTGATGTATTCCGCTATTTTCTTCTTGCAGTTTTTGTACTTTTTTCTTGAATAAATTATCCCAGAACTTTTTTAATTTATTCTCTTTTGTTTCTTTTACTATTGCTTCTTGGTTTTTTTGGATTTTTTTCTTAAATAGATTACTCCAAAACTTTTTCAATTTATTCTCTTTCATTTCTTTGTTTTTTTTTATTTCTATTTTGTTTTCTTTATCTTTGGTTATCTCAAAAGCAAAGTTTGCTGCAATAACTAAAGCAATTGCTAAAGGATCAAAAACTAACATTAGTACAATGATATACCAATTCACAACTTGATCTAACGTTTTACCAGTGAGCTCTGCAATATATTTTAAAGGACCTACTTCTTTTGCTAGATCTGAGTTTGATGAAACTCCTAATTTATTCCTTTCAATACCTCCTATTTTATTATTTTTTGATGATATTGAATCATTCATTACAGATATTTCTGAATCCATTCTTTTTATTTCAGAATCAACATCATTAATTTGTTTTCTAATAGCTGTTGTAGATTTTGATTTTTCTATAAGGACATCTTGTGTTGTTTGTAGACCTGTTCTTATTGTAGTAAGCTGCGTTAATCTGCTATTCTTCTGTGAAATCTGTGATTCGTAATTCTTAATCTCTGTTTGAACGACCGCGATATCCTTATCTAATATTTCAATGTTTTTATCCTGATTCTGGACTTTAAATGCAGTTTCTTGATAAGCAGATGAAAGGAAGCCGTAAATTCCAGCAGACGTGATTAAAATCAATATTAAGGTGGCTACAGAGAGATAAGTTTTAAGGAATCCATTAAGTTGTTTCCAGTATTGATAAAGTAATGATGCAGTTACTAATTTTGCAAGTTCTAAGCTTCCCGCTAGAACCATAACTTGTGTGGATGCACCCGCAAACATTTTTCCTAAACCCGATACAGAATAAAAAGCAGCAGATCCAGAAACTGACAGTGCTGAAAGTGTTATTATCCACGGTAACAATTTTTTCTTCATGACATATATATCCACAAAAAAAAGACTAGAAATATTTCTAGTCTTTTGTTATATTAGGGTATAAGGTTTATTATGCTAGCTCCAATCCTTGCTCTGCAGCAGCTAATTGTTGCTCAAGATCTTTAACAACCAAGTTATCTTGTTGAATTAGTACTAATGTCTCTTCAAAAGTTTTCCAAAGAGCTACGAAATTATCAATTCGGCTTTCTCCAGTCCCTTCCATTTTTAAAATAAAATAATGTGAAGCTTCCACCTCTAGGTTATTAAAATAAGCAACGCCATCTTTAATACCTTCTTTTTTTGTTCTCTCTATACTTTTTAAAATCTCTTTAACTCCAAGAGCTTCTTTAGATCTCCACTGAACTCCATTTTTCATGTAGTCTAGAAATACATCTAAAATCTCTGGTGTCATAGACACAGCATATTCTTTTCCTGCTAGACTCTTTTTGTAATCCTCTAGATCTTTTTTGATAGAATTAACTTTATCGTGATCAACATTAGAAAGATATTTTTCGAGAGCAGCTTCGTTTGCTTCTTCTTTAATCACTTCCATTTTCGGTGTTTTCGCTATTTTTGCCATTTTGTATTTTTATATTTTATAGGTTATTTGTAATAGAAAGTTTCTTAAATATTGTTAATTTCTCTGAATTTTTCACATAAATCTATGAACTGGGAAAGGTAATCTTTTAATTCATAATCATGTACTTCAAATGTTTGTATATCAGATGTCTGCTCATTTGCTATACGTATCTTACCAACTTTAGGAACTTCATTATATTTTTCAGCACACATAAACATGTAAGCTGCTATTTGTAATTTATAACTTAATATATCTTCTTCGTCTTTTAAAGAAGTTGATGATTTAAAATCTTCTACTATTAAATTGTATTCCAGATCTCTGTAAACAAAGTCGCACGCACCAGCCCATCCTCCTTTAAATGTTGTGTATAAGAAAGCTTCGTTATCTACAACTTCTAAGATATTTTCCCAAAACTTTTCGTGATAAAAATTCCAAAAAAGATCTCTTCCTTTATCTACGTATTTAGAAAATTTACCCTCATCTCTTCTTGATTCTTCTATTGCAAATATTTGTGCTTTCTTTAACGATCTGTCTACGTTTTTTTCTTTTGCCCATTCAAGAAGAAAAAGTTCTAGCATTCTGTGCATTACATTTCCTCGTTCTGCAGCATCGTGTAATATCTTATCCCATCTCTTATCTCCGAATTGCTTTCTGAGCATTTCGTATTTTTCGTTTTTTAATAATTTAAGCACAGTAGTAACAGATGGCAAAATTAAAGGAGCTTCAGAAGCTCCCTCAACGATATATGCTCTACCCCATGGGTAAGCTTTTCTTGTAATTTCTATATTAGAAGATGGCATCAAATAACGATTTTATTAGACCACCTATCCATGATAAGAATCCGAACTTGTATTGAAGATAACTAATTACTAAGATTAAACCAATTCTATAAAAAATCCATCTCAATGATAATCTTTGAAAAGCTGGAGTGTATGTAATAAGATAAGAAATTGATTTTGGTATTGGTGTTATTTCGGGTAAAATAACTTCAGACAATCCTAATCCAGTAAGATACTCATTTAATGGCTTAGACTCTTCAATAACATATGCAGGTCTTATTTCTTCTGGTGTATCTGGAGAATATATTACTTCTGGCGGAAGATTTACAACAGTATAAATTCTTCCAATCCAATCTACTCTAAGCTTAAATTTATTCCACTCTATAGAACTCATATTATTCTTTATAGTTCTTCTCACAAAGAAATAATTACCTATGTCTATTATAACTCTTTTAAATGGATATTTCATAACTTTTTTCTTAATTTTAGATTATACTATAAGAAAAGTTACATTAATTATTAAAAGTTAAATTAACTCCAGGAAACATTTCTCTGACTTTTAATCTTGCTCTTCTAATTCTTGTAGCTATAGCTCTTTTTTTCATTCCATGTTTATCTGCTATCTCTTGATATTTCATTCTTAGAATTTCTCTATCATAAAGAATGTCTTTATAAATTTCCGGTAGGTCACTCATTTTCTCTATAACATTATCATAAAGATCCTCCATCTCATCATTATCAGTAGTTATATAGTCGCAAGTGGTGTCACCTTGAACTACATTTGAACTTGATCTGAATACATGATCGTCAGAATCATCGGAATTTCTAACCATCTCGTTTATAATAGGCATATACCTATCTTCACATTTTTTAATAACTAAAGATTCGTTCCTAGCTATATTGTAGACCCATGTAGAAAAATTACCTCTAGTTGAATCATACTGAGTGATCTTAGTCCAGATCTTAGCCATTGTGTTAGAAACAGCATCTTCTGCAGCTTCCTGTTCTATTAAAATAGATTTACAATGATTTAATAATCCAGGTTTTATTCTTTTGTATAGTTCTACAAAATCTTTTTCTGATGAGCTTCTCATAAAGCTCTCTGCCAATTCTTGAATGTTTTTTACTGCCATTTTAGTTCCAATTTTTTTAAATTTCTAATCTTTTTATTTCTATTCCTGCTTGTTCAAAAAGTTTAAAAGAATCTGTCTTTCTATAAACTTCCGAGTAAACTATTCTTTTAATTCCTGCCTGAATTATAAGTTTAGCACAATCGAAGCAAGGAGATAGGGTTACATATAATGTAGCGCCTTCCGCCGTATTTGTACTTTTAGCTATTTTCGTTATAGCATTAGCTTCTGCATGTAAAACCGTTGATATGGTGTTGTTATCGCAATCCTCGCATTGATTAGGAAATCCTGAAGGAGTTCCATTATACCCATCAGATATAATTGTACGATTATTGACTATTAGACATCCTACCTGACTTCTTTTACAGTGAGAATTTTCCGACCAAACTTTGGCCATTCTTAAGTACAATAAATCGATCTTATTCTGCTTCTGCAGCGGTAGGCTCTGATTGATCATCAGCTTGTGCTTTTAAAGGTACGACTTCGATTTTATAGCGTTCTACAATAGAAAACACGTCTCTTAGTCTAAAAGCACCAAGGAGATTTAATATCTCATTAACTTCATCTTCCGTAAATCCAATTTTTTCTTCATTTTCTAAATTCTGCAGACATTTTTCATAGTTCGAATATTCCTTAAGGAATTGAGCCGATGCCTGTTTAAGCTCTTTCGAAATCTCATAGTTTTTACTCATACTTTTTTATTTTAGGTTTTATTTTACAAATATAGAAAATACTTTTTATAAAGTAAATCCCCTATTGAAACTTTTTATTAGTTGGAGTAACAATTAAGGGTCCTTGCATAGTGCTATTAAGCTGTGTCAGTAATGATACCATATTTTTCATAGTATCTAACATTTCTTTATTTCCTTCTCCTTCTGTTTTATTTCCTTCAACTTTTTTTTCGTTATTAGTAGTTTCGCTCTTAGGAACTTCTGTAGTGGTACTTCCAGAGCTTCCGTTATCAGAACTAGTATTACTAGTAGTGGTATTAGTAGTGGTAGCAGTATTAGGTTCTGGCTCTTTGGGCTTTTCTACCATTGTGCTTACACTAGATAAATTTTGTGTTGTTGTTTCTATCTTACCCGTAGAAACAGGTAAAGTTTCATTTACTTTATCATTTTTATTATCTATTTTATTTTCTAACTTAGTCTCCTCATTTTTTTTCTCCGGTTCTTTTTTTTCAGTTCCCACAGTAGATCCCGTTACTCCTTTAGGAGCGCCTGTAATATCTTCTGCTTTTTTTTCTGTAAGTTTTTCTGTTTCAGTCTTAGCTTTACTATCTCCAGTTCCTCCAGTTCCTCCAGTTCCTCCAGTTCCACTGGAAGCTCCTGAATCTATACCAAATAAATCCTTAAGCAAATTATTAACTTTACTTTCTTTATTATTATTTACAGTATCTATTTTTGCTGGTTCAGAGTTTACTGTACCTGTACCTCCCGTAATGTTTTTTGTCTCTTCTAATTTAGTTTCTGCTGATGAAACTGCTGGTCCAGTAGTTCCACCAGTAGTTCCTGTAGTGTTTTTTGCTTCTTCTAATTTAGTTTCTGTTGATGAAACTGCTGGTCCTGTAGTTCCTCCTGTGCCTTCTGTAGTACTTGTTTTTTCTACTAACTTAGTTTCTGTAGATGCTCCTGTAGGTCCTGTAGCTGGTACAACATCTCCCTCTTTAGTCATTTTCATTGACTCTATGGATCCGCCTTTAGATTTATCTATAAGCTTAGCTAAATTATCATCATATCTTTTGGACATGTTTACAACGCTTTCACTAGCAAACCCTTCAGCTTCTAGTATTTTAGCAAATGCAGATATTATAGCGTTATTCTCTGGTGTAAAAAGAATTGCAGATTTTTGTACAGTCATTGGGCCACCATCCCCATTAAAATATGATAGAATATCTAAAAATTTATCCAATAATGGATCAAATTTAAGTTTATCATCTTTTACTTTACTATCAAATTCTCCTTTGATTGTATCGTACTTTTCGTACTCTTTTATATTTCTAAGCCCTAAATTTTCTACTATCTGAGTTACACTACCAGTTTTAAGCTTTTGTGCATTTCCTATCTTATTTTGAGCAGATCCTTTGGACATTTCAAAAATTTCCTTACCGTCTAATGCCTCTCCATTGTCTATTTTTTCACCAATATCCATTCTATCAGTTCCGCTTTCATCGTAAGCTTCTGAATAATAAATAAGTTTAGGATCATAAGCAGGATCTAAAGCTTTTAGATTTTTTTCAAACGATTCATTATAGAATGCTTTAGCTTCTTTTATAACCTCATCTGCAGATTTCTTCTTCTTTTTTAAATCTTCGTCTATTTCCTTTCCCGTTAATTGCCCCGTAGGGGTTATCATTGCACTTTCTTCTTGCTTATATTTAGCTCTATCGAAAGCACCTTCTCCAGATTTAAAAATTGGAAATTCTGATCCTTGTGTTCCTGTTTCTCCTGCCAAAATGTATTTTTATTTATATACCTAAAAAGCCAAAAAGTTAACTTTTTGGCTTTGAAAATGAAAATGCTTCTACTAAATCTCCCTGTTCGGATTTCTTATTCTCTCGTTCTATTTTTTCATTAAGCTTATCTACATATAGTTGATATTCATAAAATGGAAGAGATTCTAAATTATCTATTGAGAGTTTAAATTCTTCCCAAAGTCTAAATTTAATATCAAAATAGTTGCTCAAGGATATTTGAAATAATGAAAAGGGATCTGTATCCTCCGGGAAAGGAAATTTCTGCTGTGACCTCCCCATCACAGCTTTCACATTTTGTATAAATTCTTGATTTTGTTGCAAAATTAATTTTTTCACTGATTTGATCTGCTATTGAGAATTGTAATGGAGTCCATTCTAACGACGCTCTTTCATATTGATCATATAATCTTTCATCTAGACCTCTCCAGTCTGGAATTATAAAAGTTGCAACCTTTGCAAAGCTATCGTCGAATTTTTTACCCTTCTTTCTTTTATCTGCTATAATTCTTCTACATACTGTGGTAACACCAATGGTGGGAATATACAAATCCATTTCTGCACTTCCGTCTTTAGGTATAAATTTGAATGAATATGAATCTTTATTGTATCTTTTTAATATCTCCTGATCAACAACAAAACTATCTAATAGATTAGATTTTAATTCTATCATATCAGGAATGTTACATTCTTCTTTAGTACAGTTTTTTGTAATAGGTAATAAGATTCTATTCTCTCCTTTTAAGAAAGTCATATCTCTTATTGACATAATAATAAAGAATCTATCTTCGTACCATAAATCGTATGATTCAAGAATACCACCATTCCAACGTATTTTCATACATTTTTCAATGATAGTATTTAATTTGTCATCTAGATCTAATCTATCGCTATCGTCTACTGTGGAGAATTGCCTAATTTCAGTAACCTTAGCTGATTTTATTGCAATTTCAAATCCATCAGGATAGCCAAATCCTTTAGAGGGTAAAGTGTCTGCTGGTATATTTTTCCATTCCGCCTCCATTCCAAGTGGAGTTCTATTGACGTTAACTTTTCCTAAATTTCTCGGTGTTATATTATCTTCTGTTGGTATCCAATCGGGAATTGTTACATTTTCTACATCTGGATCTTGTTCTTCAATCCTTTGTTGAGCATCATACTCGAACTTAGATTTAGCTTCTTTTTGGTTGAGTTCATTTAGAAGCTCATCGTCAAAATTGTCAATCATATTTTTTTTCTTATATTTCTTTTACTCTTTTTTTTCTTTTAGTTTCCTATTAGACGATAAAAAAAAGTAAAGACCAAAGAACAATCCCGAAAGGAAATAAAAAATTGCGACAGTATGCCAATAGGAATGTGTCCATTTCATTAAAGCTGCAAAAAGGATATCGAATCCGAAAGGATTGAAAAATGTTGCTAGGATTAAGCAGATTGAGGCAAGTCTTCTTTTCTGTTTCTGAGTCACAATCGTCGTCCATATTATTTTAATATCGACATTCTTGTAAGAAATAAGATCAAACAAAAATGGAGACTTTGTTGAGTCTCCATTTATATATTCCCTTGATTTTTTTTAGTTAAAAACGTCTTCGAAATAATCCGCTCTAAATGAAAGTGCTATTTTGTACGGAGTTGTTCCGTTAGTATAATCTAAATCCATTGCTTTTATTTGATCTGTAGGAAAGCAATTTACTAATTTAATTCTTCTAAATACATCGCCTTCTTTATTGAATATTGATACAAGTACATAAGTTCCACCAGCATATGTAGATTTAATACCAGTAGCACCTGTTAAAGGATTATAGATTAAATCTGACCACTGACGCATAGTTTTAAATACGTAGTTGCTGTTGTTATCATCCAAATTGGTTTCAAATTCAATTCTGAATTTTACACCAGTATCATCAACTGCACCACCTGCATATCTTCTTCTTGAGAATTTATACCTTTGTTCCATTACACCTGGGTTTTTATCAACTGATAAGCCAGAAACAGAAAGTACATTTTCTACCAATAAAGACCTTCCGCCGTTTCCTTGAGGAAGAGTTACACCAACAGGAGGTTGAATAATAACCTCGAATTGATTAAGATATACTGGTTCGTATAATTGAACTGCTGCTTTTGCTGAGCTAAAATGTGGTAATCCTGCCATTTTCTTTTATATTTATATAAATACGTCTTCGAAATAATCTACTGCCCATTGTACATCAATTTTATAAATAGATGCTTGAGTATAGTTTAATCCCATATCTGTTATAGGTGACATAAGGAAACAATCTTTAAGATTAATCTTTCTGAAAATATCCCCTTGTTTATTAAAAACATTAATTAAAATATTTCCTGTGTAATCTTTCTTAAGACCCATTGCTCCTGTAATAGGATTATAAATTAAATCAGACCATTGACGAAGTATTTTAAAAACATACATTGAATTGTCATCATCAAGGTTAACTTCGAATGATATTGAAACATCTAAACCAGTTCTTTGTGGAGCTGCTCCAGCATAGTATCTTTTAGCAAATTTGTACTGTTGAGTGATCTCACCAGCATTTTGATCCACTTGTAAACCTGAAATATTGGTCACCTGCTCTAAAAGAATATTTCCGCTACCAGGATTTCCTTGAACTGATATAACACCAGCAGGAGGTGAAATAGTCACCTCAAACTGATTAAGGAAAACGGGTTCGAATTTATTAACCGAAGCTTTCGAACTTGAATAATGTGGTAATCCTGCCATGTTTTTATTTTATATATTTTTCTCCCTGATTTATTTACAAATCTATTAACTAAATTGCAAAAATCCTCCAGAAGCAATACCACCTGTTCTAGTAACTGTCATTCTATTAATAAACTTATGAATACCTCTTGCAGGTTCAATAATTACGTCAATAATACCAATATTTTGATCAATGATTGCAGGTGTATTATTAGAAGAGTCCATAATAGATAAGTAGTTATAAATACCTCCAACAGATCTTACTCCAGTTAAATAATTGTCTACTAATGTTTTAATTTCAAGTCTTACATTGTCTTCGTTAAAATCAAACACATAGTTAGAAAGTATTTGCTCTATTGCAGATTCAATAGTGATTAATAAGTCTCTAACGTGTAAGTTATTAAATGCTGAGTTAGTTCTTTGGTAGCTTGTTTGGTTACCGTAGATAACAATACCAACACCTCTTTTTCTGATGATTGGATTGATACCGAATGGCTCTAAGTATTCTCTATCTTCAATATCGAAATCATACTCAAGACCAACTAAGTTACCAGCAGAGATAATACCTCTTTTAAGACCAGCTACGATTGAATAAGGTTCACCTGTAATAAATTTACGAATGAAGTTGTTAGAAACGTATGCTGATGGTGGAACGTTTAAGTTCTTACCATTCTCTCTGATTGTTAAGAAAGGAGAGAAGAATCCTGAGAATTTTGCTCCTAAGTCTTCATCAGGTAAAGAGAACGTGAATGAAGGATTCAAACTTAAGTTACCTCCGTCTGCAATATATCTAGCTTGTAAAATTGGAGCTGGATCTGTTGCTGTAGGTGCTGAAGTAAATCTAGGATCAATAGAATCAGAGAATTTCTTCATTGAAGGCACATTACAAATTGCTAAACATTTTTGTCTGTTTTTAGCAAGTCTAGTAAGTTGGAATTTACAGTTTGGTTGAATACCTCCGTCGAATGTATCTACGATGTATCTGAATGTGATTACGTCAGTATCAGCTAATGTTCTTGCTAAGTTTGTATTAGAAAGTACGTCCAAGATCTCATTCATTCTTGTATCTGTTCCGTTTGGTACAGAAGCAGCTTTAATCTGAGCTCCTGGTAGATAAGTGAAATTGAAAGATGTAACAAATTCTTGTATATTTTTAAAGCTCAAAACTCTTGTTGTTGTACCTGGATACAATTTAATAGGTCTTTCAGTTTTAACTTGTACTGTGTAAATACCAGGGGAAGAAGCAGAAGATACTGTTTTAACCTCAAGTACTCTAGTTAATCTTGACTGAAGATTCTCAGTTAATGGATTATCGTAAATTTGAGTGTCAGTAGAAACTAATAGATCTCCCACTTTAATTCCTGAAGAATTAGCAATTGCTGTAGTTAATTCAATAACGTTAGGCTGTAATTGAGTAACAATATCAATATAATCACTAATGTTACCTGTTGTTGAAACGATATTAAATTGGTATGTTCCAACTGCATTAGTACCAGTAGGTAAAGAACTAATAAAAGTATCGCCAAATCCTTCAATTGCTTCAGGAGTTGTGAGGGTATCCTCTGAAAACGCTCTACAGACTAGGATTTTATAACCGTCTCTATCTACATTTACTTCAAATTTTAAGTATTGTTTAAGAGATCCAGTATCATCTTTCCAGTCTTGATCACCATCTCCAATATTTCCCTTAGTCCAGTCTCTGTACATAAGAGAGTTTTCATAAGCTAAATAGCTATCTGTACCTACTGGGATATCTGGTGAGAAGAAAACATCATCATTATCAAAGTAATCTGGAGTACCAATCTGGTAAGCATCCACTGTACTTTTATTTGTTTCGTACCAAGGTTCAACATATGTTGTAGAAGCAGTAGAACCAACTAAAGGGTGATTCATTCTGATTCTTACCTGTTGTTTTAGACCTGTTGGTAAAGTGTTATTAGTAATAAATTTAGCTTCAGTTACCTTAATCTTAACTAAGTCACCAACGTAGAATCCTAAATAACCAGCTGTTGGTAAGGTAGATGTAACTTTACCTAATACCCATCTTTCAGCAGGTGAATCTGGCGTAGTATCTAAGAATTGTGTTAAAGTTGTAATTTGTGTATCGTGTAGAGTTGGGTTTTGAAATTTAGTATCTAAATAAATAGATCCCCCATCTCTAGCAGTAGTAGAATATGTATCAAATTCAGTGAAAGGTATTCCAGCGTCTCCTATAACATTGTAGTTAGTATCTATTAATAATGTACCAGTTTCTGGTAATATATCAAAGCCAGTAGAAGGAGAAACTCCAGAATCAGAAATCTCTGTACCTGTAGTAGAACCGTCTACATTTCTATCGTAAGTGTAATCTGCAAATAGATTTTGGCTATAAGATAAGAAATTTAAATTCCTAGGAACTGAAGTGATATCAGCATCAGGAGTAGTTTCATCAACTAAGTGATGACCAACTAGATCAAAAACTGAAGAGTTTACTAATAAATCATCTAAAGCTTCTTCATTAACTGCACAGAATATACCAGTAGTTGGTGTTTGGTTGTTAATTAATGTCTGAATGTATCTAAGAGTACCGTTTTGGTCTGTAAAGTTAGGAATAATAGTACCAGTAACAGTTAATAAAGTATTAACTCCATTTTGTGATAAGAAATTATCTATTTGTGATTTAATAAATCCTTTAGAAGTGAAATATGTGTTATAAACTGGGTCATTAGCTAAAGCTTGATAATCGGTCCAATTTCCACTAATTACGATTACATCAATAAACCAATCTGAAAGATAATCGTATTGATTCATATAAGAAGGTACATTATCAGCTCCAAAATATTCTCTAGCTGTAATATCAAATCCTCTTAAAGGAAATCTAGAATCTAAAGATTTTCTTACTATAATACTTACTGGATTTTGACCTAAGTTAACAAGGCTGAATAATTTTCTTGTATCTGGTTGTGCACCAGCAGAATCTTCAGTTGCTAAGAAATAATTAGTGTCTGGGAACCAGAATTTCTCTTTGTTGTAATAAGAAGAAACTAATTTATCCTGATTTGTCAAAGGATCTGAATATGCTCCTGTTGCATTAGCACCATTTTGCTCTTCTGAATCCATAGAGAAAGCACGATATCTAGCAACGTCAGCACCAGCAGCGTAATCAGGATCTCCGTTAGTATCTACGGTATTGTTAAGTGATCTTAGATTTAAAGCAAATACAGGTCCACTCCCTAAACATGTTAAAACAGATCTATGAAAGAATGATCCTTTTTTCTCTAAAGCTTTATCAGTACTCCCAAATACTGACTGGAAAGTTGTAATATCGGGACAATATACTGGAGTATTGAAAGGTCCAATATTAGAGTAACCTATTACTAATCTAATCGTCTGAGGATTAATGATAATATTTTCCGAAGCATCAAATTCTAATGTGTAAACACCCGATGCTTTGAATTGGGATAAGTCAAGTTTAACTTGTTTGGCCATCTTTAATTTTTATTTTTTTATATATCGAAGAAGTATACTGCTTTAGACTTCTTTTTCTATGTATATATCATTCGTCTCTCAAGAATCAAGGAGTCCGTTTAAGAAAGTATAACTTGAAAGGTCATTAGTCTTGTTTTGAATGGATTCTACATTTTCAGTTAACCTTTCTTCCATTAATTTTCTGAATTTTTCTGGTATTATATCATACAGGTCAGAAACTGTCTCTTGAAAATCTCCGTTATCAAATATACAATTTATATTTACCAGTGTCATTGCCTCATCATCTTTACCTATTTGACTAGAAAAACTCCCATTTGGATTTATTCCAAAGTTAGCTAATTCGTGTATTCCGTTTTTACTACATGGAATTATTTTAGAAGATCTTGTATTTATTTTTAAATCGTAGCAGAATTTTTCTTTATTCTTAACGGTTAGTTTAATTCCAGGCTTTAATCTATTCGAAGCTTCAGAATGTTTTGTATAAACAAACATTTCGTCAAAGAATTCTTCACAATCTAAAAGTTTATCCATTAGAATTTCCCCTTTATAATTAAGCTCTAGAACTATTCTTGTATTATCAACACCTAATATACTTCCTATTAATATCTCTAACAAAGCTTTAAATTCGTCTATCTCTATTGTGTTAGATCTAAAAATACCAACTTGTAAAAGACAGAAGAAATCGCTCTCATCCTCAAAGAATTTTTTATTCTTAATGACATTAGATGGCATAGGAGCAACCTTAAATATATTTGCTACTGAATAATCTCCTCCTCCACCACTTGCTGTATCTATTGAAACATAAAATCTTTGACCATCCTTTTCAAAAATTGATGTGGGATCGAATTTAGGATGCCATATAAGGCTAGAATAATCTATTGGACTATTTTCGAACGGGGAGAGTTCGTGAAAAATGAATTGTTCTTCACTATTTTTTAATCTTTTTAATGTGTAAGAATCCAATAGAAGTCTTGATGATGAAAGGAATTGGCAGCCATATTCTTGATTAAAATCCTCCTCAGACCCTAATGCTGCAATTTCTTTCCTTTTCCATTCCTCATCCCTATTTGGAATTTGCCACCATTCAACTCTGATTGGATTAAATTCATTCTCCCCTTCTATTGCTCCTTTATAAAGTTCCCAGAATTTATTCATTCCGTTAGGAGTGGAAGTTATAATAACTCTGGCTATCTGTGAAGAAGATATAGTAGGGTAAACTGATTTAAAGAACTGATTGATAAAGTTAGGGTTAATGTGTGCGAACTCATCCATGTATAACATATGAATTGTGTAACCGATAGACGATGTTTTAGTTGTCGTCTTAGCCATTATTCTACATCCGTTATCAAACTTCATGGTCATTACATTATAGACGATTAGACCTGGCTTTAAGAAGAAAGGAAGTCCTTTCATAATAACTTTGATCTTATCCATTAATTCCGCAGCAGTATCTCCAATGTTTGCCATAATCATAGCATTCTTTTCAAAATTAAAAAGTAAATACCATAAAAGAAATATGGAGGAAGTTATAGTTTTACCTGATTGTCTTGGAGAAACGAATATATTTTTTCTGTGAGTTTGATATTGATCTAGGATCTGTATCTGGTAATCCCTAAGATTTATCTTCTGTATACCATCATCTGTCATTACTTTACAATACTTATTTGCAAAATAAACAACATTCTCTGCACATTTTCTCATCTCCTCTAATTCCCATTCAGTGTATTCGAATAGAATTTGTCCCTTTCTTAATTCTGGATCATTCTCATGATAAGGATTATCAACATCTTTATAGTCTATACCATTTTCTTCTGCATTATAGTTTAATTGATCAACTTTTTCAGTCGACCAAAAATTACCTATTTTATCTTCTTTAAGTGCCATAATAAATTAATTATTCGAAAATATCATCTTCTATTACAAAGTCAATATCATCATCTCCGCCTAAAGATAAATCGCCTGATCCTGTTCCGAATTTTGTTCGTGGATTTATTAGATCATCGTTAGGCGGTACTATTTCTGCGTCTTTAACAAGATTACCAGATTTTATTACAGATTGTAAATTTTCCATTAAACTTTTAGTACCTCTTACTTTTAAAAGATCCATATTTTCGTCAGTTTGTATAACATTTCCGTGTTCATCTAATTGGATATTACCGCCTCTTTTAATCTCTTCTGATTCATTTTTAAGCTGTTTGTAATTTTTCTCCATTTGTGACATGTAGTTAGAGAAATTTTTAGGCATTTGCATGATCTGATTTTGAAGCTGTGCTAGAACCTCAAAAAGCCTAGGCTCCATTCTTCCTGAATCTATTTCTTCTACAAGCTTCGATATAGCATGCTGTGCAGTTCTTATCTGAAATGCCATAGTTGATATATTAAGAGCATCTATTTTCTGTTTGTGTTTTAAATAACTGTCTTCTGGAATATCTTCTAAATCGGCATAGAATCTAGATAATGAATCTAGTATAGCTCTAGCTTCTGTTTCTACCTCATTCTTTACTGAATCTACATTTATGAATCTCTGAGGCTTCATTGCCGGGATATCCGGTGTACTTAGTCCTGCTAGCATTTCATCTGCTAAAACAATTCCATCAAGCTTATCTTTAAGATTAAGCTCTGCCTCTTTTGAAAGATTCGGTATTTTTGGTTTTCTTCTTGGCATAAATTATCTGTTTCTGGCGACCTTAGGAAGTTTTAATATAGGTTTAGCATTATCTATTATAATAGCAAGATGCGCATCTCCTATTATATTCTGATTTAGCATTGTTGACTGTTTTTCCTCTTCTACCATATGTTTAAAAAATCTATAGTTAGTTGCCCAAAGTGGACAAGAACTAGTTTTATATGAATAATTATTAGTTCCGTAAAATGGACTATCATAATTATTATCAATTACAGGCGTAATATTAAAAGTATAAGCCTGTGAAGTAACTCCATCCGTTGAATGTATTAGACTCAAATCCGAAGTTTGAGCTAGCGGATTATCAGGATCATAAGTCAATTGCCAAACCTTTAGTGAATATTGTCTGAATATGTTAGAAAAATTAAAAACAAATCCGTACCAATCATCTACAGAAGGTATAAATTGTCCTATGGTACTAGCTATTCCAGCCCCAAACGGAGAGTATACTTCTAAGTTATTTATCTTTATTCTAAAACTTCCTGTTTCTATATAATTATTATCTGTTGGACTAGCGACTGCATTTGATCCGCTCCATATGAAATCTATACGTAATCCTTGTCCCCCGTAATATCCATCGAATAGAATTCTTGTTTGAGCTTTTTGAGCTTTCCATCCTGCAGTAGTACCTGGTGCTGCTGCTCCATCATCTTTTATTTTAAATCTGAATTGATCGACTATTTCTAGTATTTCAAATCCGCCAGATCTTATTCCATCCCCGAGTATTGATATAAATCCATTAGGATTTTCTCCAAGACTTAATTTATGTGGTATTGGATAAGTTGTGTAAGTTATTTCATTTGTTCCTATTGTATCAATAGTTATTGACAATTTAGGAGCGGGCTTAGGAACTAATCTACTTCTATCTAAGAAATTTCTTGTTCTAAACCAGCACATAAATGATCTTTCGTCTGTAGCTGTTAAAACTGGATCAGATTTCCATCTAACAGCATCTCTTTCAAAATCTAATAATGCAGGAGATGCAGGATCTACTGCATTTTGTGAGTCAATAAATAATTTATCTAAATCATAATAATTATTAAAAACTATCGTCCAGTTATTATTTAGATCATATTCTATTATAGGAAGTTCTTTGCTAATATATGATCTTATAGGATCTTCCAATCTTCTTTGCGACGTCACTGCATATTGTTGGGGTTTGGTTAATTCAATCTCTTGGTTTTCTATTTCCTCTCCAAATAATTTTTGGGTGTTTACCGTGTAATCTAATAATTCAGTTTCTGCAGCAGGATTGACAAAAGATGTGTTTTTCTTAATCTCATATTTAACTAACTGAATCTTAAAATATACAGGATAATTATTTATATCCCTAAACACATACATTGAATCTATTTGATAAATTCTATTAGTTAAGGGAAAGAAAATGATATCTCTTTTTCTTGGCTGTGATGCTTTTCCAAATATGCTTTCAAAATATTTTCTATCAATATGGATTTCAAATGGTTGATTAAAGTTTAATCCGTAGGTATCGAAAGTTAAAGCTGCATCAGGGAATGTATTATTGGGTACCATTACCTTCACACATTTTTCTTCTACTACATCAAATAATGTATACTCTTTTAATACAACATCTTTACCTCTACCTTGTGGCTGTACTGAATAATAAACAACCTCGTGTCCAAAAACATTATTTACGATCTTGCTTAAATCCTGATATAGATTTATAGCCCTATTGATATCATATGGTCTAAATGTATAATTACAATCTGAAAATACTATGGGATAATTTGTTAATTCTTTACTACACATAGGTGCAGGCGGATTTCCCATTAAATCTCTAGGATCTACTGTTACATATGTCAAATCAAATTCGAAGTCTAATAATTCTATTGGTGGGCTTAAAGGTGTTCCTGGCGGGTAATAAGGACTAGAATTTTCATCCGACGTAGCAGTCATTCTCGCCTCTAACCATAATGGATTATCGGGTGATATAGATAATGCCTGAACTGATGCTTCTGTCAATTGACTCCATAAAGACCAATTAGACCCGTTAATACTCCATCTATATTCTAGATATAAAAAAATGTGTGGAGGATCTTCTCCTGTTGTATCAATTATCCACCCATTAAATGATTGAACATTTTTCCATGGCTGGCTCCAAGAAATTATTCTGTAATTTCCTATTGAAGTAAAATCTATTAGTGTCTCTGCCATTTTGGCTACTGTTTGTAATATATATCAGAAAAAACAATATGAAAAAATTCAGAGCAACTATGGAGAGGTTTAGCTTCGCGCAACTTACTTCTAACTCAGATGGAAAAACTTCTGGGAGTGGCACATCGGGTCTATATATAGTTTTTATTGGGGGTATTTGTTTCTTACTTGGCTGTATCGATAAAATGTTTTTAGATAAAAGTGCAGATATACTAACTCAATCTATTATTCTTATATCAATAGGTGCAACTCTTTTAGGTTATAGAAAATCTAAAGATTCTGGAGTTACTGATCTAGAAGAAGTAAAAGAAGAAGAAGAAGTAAAAGATGATCAGCCTTTAAATTCTTAAGGATTAGCTGGACCAGATCCTGTTGCACCCGTTTCCCCTTTTATGTCGCTATTAATAGCATAAACTCCTAATCCTGATATTATTTGGCTATTATCTGCAGGAGCTGTACCAAATTCAGCATTTAATTTTATTCCTCCTTGCATTAAATTACCTCTGAATCTTTCAGTAGTTAAATCCAAATCAGGAAGATATGTTTCTAGCTCCATAGAGAAAGAAAGGGTTATTGCTTCTCCTCTTTGAGATCCATAAGACATTTGGAAATTATTAGGCTGCTTATCTGGTGGTGCATCTGGGAGAACCGCTTGTACTGGTATTCTGAATCCTTTATAGTAAAAATAGTATATAAACCTTTTATAAAGAATTTCAAGAACACTTTGTTGGACTTTAAAAGCATCAAGAGTGGTATCAACTTTTATTTTTGCAGTAATTTGTATACTTAATGGAATTGGATTAAAATAAGAAGAAAAAGTAACCATTTCACTTCCCTCTTCTTTTTCGACTTCCTTAACATAAGAACCTCTAACAAATTTAGTAGTTGCCGATCCTGAGTCAATTCTTGTTGATCCTATTTCGATAATTCCTCTTGGTATAACATCATAATTTCCTTCAGCAAATGCTGGCTTACCATTGCAGTCTTCATAAGAAAGATAGAAGTCTTGTAGGAATGGTTCATCCCCTACCATAGAATAAAAGAATGGTATGTAAATTTTAGTGGTTACTTGGTTATTATCAGTTTGTTCATAAGTTATTATTTGATTTAACTCAGTTAATAGACCTAGTATTATACCTCTAAAGAATACGTCGTCGGTGTTATATTTTTCTAAAAAATTCATATTTTATTATTATATTATAACAGATGTATTATCCTTTATTATAGGTTTACTCCCGTATTGGTATAGATCCTTATTAAAATCAATAACTCTTATTTCAGATTGCATATAAATAGGGATTTCTTTTAATCTGAAAGATAAAGGTTCTTTTTTACTATTCTTGTAGTATGGATGATAAAAAATTCCAGTAGCATATTCAACATCGCTAAGTTCGTTACAAACAAAAACCTGGGAATTTAGAATGAATTTAAAGTATTTTTTTAATTCACTAATTCCATCGCTAGCACTAAGTGCCACTTTAAATCTATAAACAAAATATTCTTTTTGTGGAATATCGTCTGCAATAGAATCTTCTTTAACTACTAAAAAATAATTAAATTTGGGTGTTAAATTTCTTATAGATTCTGTGCCTGCTGGAAATGTATCTGCCATGATTTATATATCCTACACCATTTTATCGAAAGCAATATCTGAGAAATTATTCTTTTTTGATATTTCTATCTTATAATCAAATATTTCTGTTGGCATTGGAGCATGATTTATTACAAAAATGCTCATGCTTAGATCGTCCGTTAATTTTCTTAATGTGTTTAATATACTATGAACTCCATCAGGATCTACTGAACTAAATATTTCATCAAGGAAAAGTATGTTAACTGAAGAGAATCTTATTTTCATTAGCTTTATTATAGCAACAAGAACTGCAAAATCCACTTTCTTCATTTCTCCTGTGGATAATGTCTGTGTTGATATCTCTTCTCCCAAGTGGAATATCTGGGCATTAAATTCTTCGTTAAAAACGACTTTGTAAGGTAAGTGAAGGGATAATAAGGTATTTAGTATTTCGTTGTTTAGAGACGGTAATATGGACTTAATAGCTAATTGTTTAACCCCTTTCTCACTAAGCACTTCATCTAAAGTCTTAATCCAAATCTGTCTTTCTTCCCAAACAGTCTTTTCTTGACTAAAATCGGAAAGATCTTCATTAGCTCCATTTAAAAGTTTCCTTACCGAATTAACCTGGTCGTTATTTTTTGAAGTCTTGAGAGTTTTAATTTTATCTTGTAATGTTCTAATTGCACTTTCGATTTTACCACCTTTTGTAAATAGGTCATTCTTAATCGTAGCAATATTACTTTGAACCTTCTTAGCATCCTCATAATTCTTTTTTAAATCAGCTAGATCTTCTGTTAATTTAATCTTCGTATCAGAAAGATCGTCGAATAAATTTTTATGAAATTCTGTAGATAAATCGGATGAGCAAGTCGGGCATTTTTCATTATTATATAAATTCATTTTAGAATCTATATTTTTGATTTTAGAAGAAAGATCACTATACAATTCGTATGATTTTGTTACGTTCCTAGTTGCTTCATTTTCTTTAGACCTAAAATCTTTTAGTTTATCTCCGTGTAGTTTTAAAAGTTCTTTGTAGTTTTCTAATTGCTCTTTATTACTTTCTATTTCTGACCCTGAATTTTCTAGTATTTTTTGTTGTAAATCCTCTAGTTCTTTTTGTGATGCTGCTATAGATCTTCCAGTAGCAAATATTTCACCGGATAATCTATCAATTGATGATTTTATAGTCTTTGATTCTTCTTTTAAAATGTCTCTCATCTCATTGAGAATATAGAATCCGAATATCTTATCAATAATCAATTTCTTATCTGTTGTGCTCATTTTAAGGAAGCTTTTGAAATCATTTATTGATAACGAAATTGTATTATTAAAAACATAATAAGGTATTTTTAATATGTCATCGCTTAAAAAATCTTGCACATTATTTTTACCAGCTTGATCGTAAATATTACCATCTATAGTTAATTGAAAAAGTGAAGGCTCTAATCCTCTCTCTACTTCATAAATTTTTCCATCCTGCTCGAATTCTATCTTCATCCAAGCACATTTATTAGATCTATTTGGTATATCTTTAAGTTTCTTTCCTTCAAGCTTTCCATATAGCCCGAATGTAATAACATCGGATATTGTGGACTTACCTACACCATTTTCACCAACTACTTGGATTAGACCAGATTTATCTGGTAATTCTAATTTTTGGATTTTGTTACCGTATGAAGCAACATTTCTCCATTCAATCTTCTTGATCTTCATCTTCTTTAACTTGTACTGAAACTTTGTGTAATAATTTTTCTATCGCTTTATAGATCTTACTTTTCTTATCATCTTCATAGTTACACTTATCTAAGTATAATTTAGTTAGATCTAAAATAGAAAAGCTTTTTCCTTCTAGATCGTGAAATCCTTCATCTACTAATTCCTCTCCGGGATTAGTTATAGGTGTGAATGATATTTTTAATGGGGGAACTACATATTCTGTTAATAATCCGAGAGGAGCTTTTACTGCTAATTCTGGATCAACTAATATGTCTATAAAATTATTTTTGAATATAGGATTTAATTCATTAGGCGTTGAATTTAAAACTTTATCAAAAGTGATTCTAACAAATTTAGGGGAGTAATTGTTTTCGTAATACTCCTCATCTCCAGATTCTAAATCTAGTATGGTTATCCCTTTTGCATTATCAGTATCGGATCTTGTTAACTGAAAAGGAGATCCTAGCATTCTCATTTTTCCAAATGTCTGTGAATAATGTATATGTCCAGAATAAACTCTTTCAAATTTATCCATATCTGCATAATCTAATCCTGCATCAATTCTCACAAACTTATTAAACATTAGACCTTTAAGATCTGTATGACAGAACATATAATCATGTGGTTCTTTTACTGTCATTAATGTTTCTCTCTCCGCATCATGATCTTTTCTCCAAGGCATAAGAAAAATCTTTCTGTTACCTAGTTGTATAGATTCAGGTTCTTCGTATATTTTTATTCCTGGTATCCATTTAAGAGATTTTAAAGAGTTTACTTCATTTGTATTTTTTCCGTAAATATCGTGATTACCACATATTATAAAAATACCATCTTTAAAAATTTGCGAAAGATCTTCAAATATTTCTATACCAAGATTAAGAACCCGAAGATTAAGTGATTGTCTACTATCATAAACATCACCAAGATGCACTAAACAATCTCCTGGTCTGTATATTTTTTTACAAAGGGGAATGAACCAATTTTTAAAATAATCATCATGAATGTCTATCCAATCATTAGAATTGTTCCTTACACCTAAATGAGTATCTGTAATAAAAATTACTCTCTTAATATCTGAGAATTTTTCCATTAAAATATCTTTTTAATTCCTTTTTTACTTAAAATACCATATTTTTGATCCATCTCTTGAACTATAATTTCTTTATACTTCATATGAATAGATTCATAAGCTTTTTGATAATTTATTGCTGTATAATCACAAATAGCAACAAATTTCTCTACCATTGTAAATTCTGTCTCTTCCAATTCTTTTAATATGTCTTGAAATATTAAAGGGATAAGATCCTTTGGTATTTTTTTACTTGGACTTATGATAGTCCATCTAGATACTTGAAAGATCTCGTCTATTTTATCATTTAAATTACACGAATGAATATAGTCTTCATCTTCATAAGTTACTATAGACTGTAAGCTTCTATAATCTGTACTTGAATCCATTTCAAACTCTTCATCAACAGTATCTTTTTCGTTCTTTTTTTCTGCTAGTTCTTGATTTATGTCAAGGTCGGTTTTTTCATCTTCGATCAGTTTTTGCTGTTTTTTCATCAATCATTTATTATTTGAGAGTTGGGATCTTCAGATATTCTCATGAAGGTGTAATCAACTATAAACTTTTTGTAAGAGTTTTTATAGCCTTCGTCCCTATTTGCAAGCAATTTTAGCTTGTATTCGTTGTTAGTAAGCATCATAGGATCTTGAATAATACCAAACATACCATCAACTGTTGCTACCAGTCCTGATGATTCGGATGCTGAATTCATACTGAGATCCGTAGCATCAAATTCACTTTGTTTTGTCTGAGTTGCTGTCACTATTGCCCAATCATTTCTTTGTGCTGCAGCTCTAAGATCTTCTGCAATCTGTTTAATTTTCATATATGTATTTTCTGAATTTGGATTTCTCCAGTTCTTCATAATATTAATATAGTCAATAATAACGATTTTGAATTTAATTCCCATTACTTGTTCAACCTTAGTTAACCAATTTTCTACGTCTATTGCAGATGCTTGAGATGTGGCAAATTCTTTCACTACTAATTCACCGGGGGTTCTTAAATTATCAAATCCAAGATTTGTTATTTTCTTTTTAATTTGTGAGTCATTCTCCGCTGAGTCTTTATATTCTGACATCTTGATTCCCAAAAGATTAGATCCTAATCTTTTCATGTATTTTCTGTCTCCTAATTCTAATGTAACAATAGCGACATTATTTGCTGCTCTAATAGCTTGTGTTGCTATATTACCAAGCCAAAGAGTTTTTCCAACTTTAGGCTGTCCTAATAAAACATATAGACATTTAGCTGAAAATCCTCCACCAAGGCAATGATCTATGTAATCATATCCACTAGAGAATGTTAAGCTGCTTGGCTGCTTGTGAGCTTCTGGATCTTTAAAGTTAAGCCCCATATCAAATGAGAAATCCACTTTATTACGATCAACAACTATCGATTTGTAAGTGTTAATCACATCCTTAATATTATCTGGAGTTACATCAGTACTTTTGATATAATTTATTGAATCTACCGCACTTTTTTCTAATGTCTTCCATTCAATCCAAGATTCGGTATTCTGTTGTAACCAATCAGTATCGTAATCATTAAGAGATATTGACCACATAGATTCAAGTAAAGAATCTGTGAGTTTATCTTCTAATTTCAAAAGTTTTGCAGATTCTCTGACTTGATTTTTGCTAGGGACCTGTTGATATTTTTTCCAAAATGATTTTACGACTTTAAAAGCTTCTTGGAAATCTGCATTTTTGAAGTAACTAGATTCTGTTGCTTCAATATAAGCTGGATTGTCAATTACCGCTTTAAACCAAATATTTTCTAAGTGTTGATTTTGCATTTTTAATAGTGTGGATTATCCTTTATTTTATACCAATTTTTATTTCCTAATGTTTTTTCAGTTTTTTCAAAAATGTCTGTCTCTATAAGTTCATTAACTGCTTCTGCAAATTTATTTTCTTCCCATCCTTCAGGAAGAAAAGAATTAAAAGTCTGGTCTGAAAACTCTCCATCAGGTCTTCCATCCTTAATTAAATATGAGTTAAGCTCATAAATAACATCTTCTTTTGTTGGATATTCGGGAAGATCTTTCCAGATACCTAGCAGATATTTCATTTTAAGTTTATTCTTCTCCATCTTCCTCTTCAGTGTCTGCTTCAGGTTCAGCTAGTATTGCTAATTCTTCATCGTCAAAAAGATCGGGTAATAAGAAATGAGGTTTAATTACTTTCTCATCGATCATACTTAATACTTCATCAGTGAATATTTCTCCATTAAATAATTGAGAAGAAGTAACGGTCTTGCCTAAATGTTTAATTGCCCATCTTGTAGAAGTAGCATTAGCGGTAAATTCCATGTCTCCTGTTTTTTTATCAACCTCTAATTTACCTCTTTCAATTCCGCAAATTTCCCAGGAAGTAAAATCTTGTAATCCCACATAAGGATTCATACCATTCATAAATGAGATATGGAATTTAACTGGATAAGGTCTGGTGAATCTTGCTTTCTTAGGTGTAGATGTTACAATAATTCCGGTTTTTGTGTCATTCTCTTTTAATTGTGCTTTAGAAAGCATAATAACATTACTCATTGAGAAAATTGGTCCATCACCTCCTGATGCTTCTTTCGTTGGCATAAATCCGCCTATTCCTCCTGTTGTTGTGTGATTAGTACAAACCAATGGAATTCTAACACCTGTTAAGTCTAATGTTATAACACGGAATAGTGATCTCATTTCTTTAGATCTTAATCCCATATCCATTGCGCTCTTACCCTTAATAGCATCACCTGTTTCTTTATCTGTACTAAGCATACCAAGAGAATCTAAAATGATCATGATTTTAGGTTCTGCCCCTTCTTTTCTTGCATTCTTAACTTTTTCTAAAATATTTGTTGTGAATATTTTAAAGTCATTAATAGTTTTAATAGGCTGGTATCTAACTCTTGTTGGATCAACTCCGAATTTTTTGGCTGAGCTTTTATCTATAGCACCTTCTGTGTCACAATAAATAACATCATAATCTTGCTTCTGAGCTTCTCTTGTAATATTCATTGCCAGAAAAGTCTTACCTGTAGAAGGATCACCCGCAATTCCTATTGATCTGTTATTTGCTATTCCTCCAAATAAACTTCCTGAAAGTTGAGCATTTAAAAGATAATTACCTGTTGAGATCCATTCTGTTGTTTTAGAAAACTCATTAGTTTCTAAAATTGATCCCATTTCAAATCCTTCAATTTTTGAAAGTGATTTGTCTAATTCCGCGAACGAAAATTCTTTCTTTGCCATATTTATTATTTTTATTATTTAGTTATTTTACACATTGCTCTAGTAATAATTTCAGAATCCTTTAATTCTTCATTTCCAAATCTTCCGTCCATTTCCCTAAGGATGTACAAATCTTTTCCAATTTCTCTTGCTACATTTTCTAATTGTTCTTTTTCTTTAGTGACATCAATATCACCATACCAAATTTTACCCTCTTCTAAAACAAAAATGTTTGCATTGAAATAAACCTCATTATCTGGGAATTCTTCTCTATATCCAGATTTAGATAAGGAAAGCATTCTTCCCGATAATAATTTTTCGTTTTCAAAAATCGATTCCATAATTTCTTTTTATTATTATACTCGATTTTTTAATTTAGGTTCACAAAAAAAGAGTGAATCCACTCTTTTTTTTTATTTTAGAAAGTTTTTCTTAAAAGTAGAAGCTTATTACAAGCTTCAAAATTCTGTTGAATCTCATTCCACCTTATTAATACGTCCAGAGTATTTTTTGTGTTTTCTAAATCTTCTTTAAGAGCCTCTGAGAACAGATAATCTGAAGAGGTCCATAATTTTGTTTTCTTATCAAGATCTATCTGATACTCTGGCTTCTCTATATGCAAAAAAAATCTGCCATCAGCAGATTTTTTTATGTATCTTCGTCCTTTTCCCATACACTATTTATATTGTATGAACTTGGAAAAGTTTCTTCTGTATTACATCCTTTCTATAATTGCTTGTCTAATTTTTGTAGATTGCTCTAGAATGAATGCACATTTTTCGTATTCTTCAATAGATTCAAAGTGTGCTATAAGTTTATCAAAAAGATCGGTGTCTCTAAACTTATATAAAGGTTGTCCTTCCATAAAAGCATCTTCACCCATTTGAGCAATGTAATCGTAAAGTTTTCTTGATTGTTCATCATAGAGCTTTTCTATACTTTTCTCTATTTCTTCTAATCTTTTCCTGTCTTCCGTGTCCATCTTGTTTTTGTTTATAGGATAAATTTAATGATACTGCTTTGTTATAAAAAACGATTTTTTAAAAAATTAATCATTTTTTCGGTAATTCGTAAATATTTCATCTCCTTGATTAATATCTCGGATTGAGAAGAATATTATTTTGTTTTTTGTTGTGTCTGTTTGCCAATCTGCATTGGGAGATTCGTCTGAGTTATTAAAGATACTTCCATATCCAAGACATATAGCTAATTTGTCTCCTGCGCCTTTTGGCCACGAAAAAAAATGATTATGTAAAATTTCTGGATATTGTAATCCATTTTCTAATACTAAAAAATGACATTCCTCTAGAATTTCACCCGATTTTATAAATTCCGATGCAAATACTCCACGTCCATGAATATCAGAATCATCTACATATATTTTACTTGATCTATATAACATGCTAATTATAGTGAAAAACATCAAAAGTTTCCTTGAATCAGATATATAAAATAAAAATAATAGTATGAATCACATATTATCAATGGACGGATTTCTATTCGAAGATGAGAATAGCTTTAATTTCAACCAGAACGATTTTTCACATGAACAAATTATTGAATCTATAGAATATCTAAATTCTAATGATGATCAATTACTAGAGGCATGGTATAATACAATTTTAGATTTTGCAGCTCTTATACCAGGAGTAGGATCAGTAGCAGAAGGTATTAATTTAGTTTCTTATGCTAAGCAAGGCGAATTTCTTCTTGCTGGACTTTGTGCAATTGGTTTAATCCCATTATTTGGACAATACATTGGAGCAGGAGGAACTCTTCTAGTTAAAGCACTAGGAAAAGGTGTAGGAATAGGAGCGGGGATTCTTAAGCCATTAATTAATGGAGTTGCTAAATTCTTTCCTAAAATTGCTAAATTCTTAAAAGGTTCTAAATTTTTAGCTAAATTCTCTGGTATTGCACCATTTGTTGGAAAAATGCTAGGATCTTTAAAATCATTTGTACTTAATGGGGGATCTAAATTAGTAGCTCTTAGTAAAGACGCTGGAAAAATTAAAGCTTTAAGAGGAGTAACAACTGAAATTAAATCTGGAGTTAAAGCAGTTAGTTGGGTAACAGGAGCTCCTACAAAAAGCGATGTTACAACTCAACCTACATATGCTGGATACGGATCAGAAACACCTCAGCAATCACAAATTCCAGTACCTAAAGAAGCTTACATGAACTATCAAGGTACTCCTTTAAAAAATATTAGACCTTATACAGATACTGAAATTTCTCAAGCAGAAATGGCTCAGGATTGGGATACTTACCTTAATTAATAAAAACTACAAACCCAAGATCGCTCTTGGGTTTTTTGTGTAGTAGGGTTTAGATTTTTTCTCCACAATTTGGACAGAATTTCCAAGATTGCTTTTTAGATCTTGTTCCACAATTTGCACAGTAGTTTCTAAGTGTAGAAACCTCAACTGGTTTTTGTGACTCAGGAAGTAATTTGATAGTAATAGAACTTGTAGCAAATGTGCTAAAATTCCCATTTACTGTTTCGAATAATTGATCGCTTGAATCACCTTTTTCGATTCTACCAGTTTCAATACTTTTTGTTGAACTAGTTAATACACTAGAATTAACTCCTATAGAACTATTAGTAACACTGGACATTGTAAAAAGATTATTTACTGTAGTACCACCAAATGGATAGCTGTAGGTATCATTCAATGTACCCGACACATATCCAGTATGGCTAGTTGGAAATGACGAGTAAGTGGAAGTTGTAATTTCAGTATAGAAAGAAACTTCTACACCTCCATTATTTCTGATAGCATTTAAAGCTTCATTTGATCCTTCGACTTCATACGTTTCAAAAACAAATTTGTTGTTTGAATCAATAAATCTTTCCAGATAAACTCTCTCTCCTGGTTTTAGAACAATTCCTGAATTAGAAATGCTATTACCGTTGATAGTGATTTTTGCAAGTACCCTTGACGTTGTTGGATTGAATAACTCAATCTCGAAATTTTCACCGTCTTTTAGATAGACGGAATTCTCATAGATCTTAGATCTATTTCTGTTTTTTGTAATGTTAGCAGTACATGCCGACATTACGCTTGGCGTTGAATAATACATAAAGACTATTTTATTTGGCCCCTTCCTTTGCTTCCATTTCTGAAAACTCTACGGTTTGTTGACCGGGAAGTGACTAGAAACCTCTAGTTCTATTATTATATAACCTTATTAATAAAAGTTTCCCAATTTTTCTACTGGAATATATTCTTTTACTAAATCAGAATGTATGATCTGTGGTATTCTTTTGTATTCTTTATACCATTTATCTGTAACATAAATATCTTTCCCGTCTGGAGAATCTATTATTTCTACTACATCATATTCTCCCTCTTCAAAAGGACCAATAGAATAGGTAATAATCTTACCTATAATTGGCATTTTTGTAACGTCTTCTCCGCTATATTCTAATTGACTATTAGTTTCTATAAGGAATTCGGTTAGCTTCTTAATTTTCACTTTTTTTGGATTTTTTAGCAGGAGCTTTAACTTCCTTTCCTATCGCTTTTTCAGTTTTAGGTTTTTTTCCTCTTTTAGCTTTAGGAGTAGCTTCTTTTTTCACGATCTCACAAAACATCTCTTCTTTTTTAGTTGTAAATAAAGATTTAAAAAAATTAATAATAGCTTTCATTTTATATTTTATTTTACGTTGTTTATTCCTAGTGTACCAATCTGCTTGGATTTCTCTGTATTTTCTATGTCCTGAGCTTGTAGCTCTTGATTTTGTGCTGGATCTTGTATAGCAAATAAAAGATCTTTATAAAATTCTAAAGGTTTCTTATTACTATATACTCCTGGCTCTGCAAAAGCACCACCAAAATTACCTAGTATATAATCATTATCATCATCTTGTTCAGTATTGTTATTTAATACTTGATCAATATAATCATAATAATCTTTTTTAGTTCTACCAACACCAGAAGGGAACTTATTAAACATTTCTATATTTAAATCCACTACATAATCAGGGAATTTCCACCCCCAATCCTTTTGTATTACTGCAGGATAGAAAGTTAAAGCTGCAAAATCTCCAGCAATAATTGGTGATTTTAATTTCATTTTTTCGAACCACATTTTATAAAATTCCGCAACTAAGTCCAATTGATCAATATTGCTCATTTGTAAAACGTCATTAGGCGTTATTGTTTTACCTGTTTCATCGTTGATAAATATTTTTAAAATACTAGGAAGAAAAGAAATAAGTCCTACTGCACGTGACATTTGATCTCTGTACTTAGGATCAAACCTACTTTCATGAAATATTGTATGTAAAAGCCATTCTGGTTTTATATCTAGCTCTTCTGAAATTTTACAAAGTTTTTTAAGAAATAATTGTCTATTTTCCTCTATCTTATCAACATAAGGTAAAGCAGTAACTGTTTCTTTTTCGTATGTGGAAGGATCCATTTTTTCTATTCTAATCGATTCGAATAGACTAAAATTTTTAAAATCTTTTAGATGTTTAAGCATCCAATATATATCATTACATTAATTTCTTTAGCAAAGACTTTTCTACTGCCCAAGCATGTAAAGAAGTAATGTGCATAGTAAGCATACCAGGTTTTACATTATTCCAATTCTCTGGATCTTTTTCTTTTAGTTTTTCAATTAACCAGAATACTTTTTTAGCACAAAGATAAATGTCATCTCTAAAGTGTCTAAAGAAATCGCAAGATCTAATATAATAAACAACATGTACCCAATCTCCTCTCCTAATGAAATGATATCCAATAGTACAAGGAACTCTTTCTCCTGTAACTGATCCAGTATCTTCAGGAAACCAAATAGGAAGGAATGCTTGTCTAGTGAAAGGTTCTCTTGACATTAATTCAACAACATCATTAAAATCCCCGTATTCATATCTTATTCCTGACATCTTACTGTTAGGAATTTCTGATGCAAATTTGGGCCAGATTCTTTCTGGATAAGTATGTGAAAATTTTTCAAGTCCTCCAAATTCCTCATTATTCTTTTGAGCATAAGGCCATCTCACATGTGAGGGAGGAGGGTTCAATGGTAATCCGCTAACTCTTTCTTCAAAGTGTTCGTCTGCCCATGCAAAATTTGGTTTAATCTGTTCACCTATCTCTTTAATATCCGGTGACATCTGACACGAAAAAGAAAGGTTTAATGTTTCAATCATTGTGTACTTAGGATCATGTTTAATCTCCTTACCCTGCCATTTTTCTGTATGTACCTCATATGAGTAATCGTACATTTGTTGTGCAGTCCAACGGATCACATCATTAAAACGCCCAAACTTTTTCATTATTTTTTTCTTTATTATACTAAAAAACCTGATCTAGTTTCCTATTTATTGAATCTTTCCATTGAATTTTTTGAAATTTTATTGAATCTAACCTTTCCAATAAATTCACCAATAGTTAAACAATCAGTATAACTCATAGCAGATTTTAAATAATCAGTAAAGTTCTCAATCCATCCGGTAAGAGTATATTCAACTGGTTGCATTTTAGAAATTCCTTCTGATGTTTTTAATTCTGTTTTGCCTAGACTCTTCTGCACATCCTTAGTTGACATGCCTCTAAATTTTTTATAGAATTTTTTACCAGCTTCAAATTGTATTAGAACATCTAAAGAGTATTGGTCTACTTTGTCACCAGGCTCGGTCCATGAATCATATTTTTTATTACCTTCATATGTTTCGCCACAACTTTCTAATGTTTTATTAAAAATACTACCAAGCATAACATAGTCAGCTCCTAAAGCCAATGCTTTAATAACATCTGCATATTTTTTAAAACCTCCATCTGCTACTATCTTTGTTGTGAGGTTTCTTTCTTGTTGTATCTTAACTGTTTCATGAATTAAAGATGCCATAGGGTAACCGATACCAGTTTGAACGGTGGTTAGACACCCAGCTCCGTTACCTATTCCCATTCTGACGTAATCCGCTCCAACTTGTGACAGAGATAAAAATGTAGATGGATTAGCACAATTTCCCACCATTAGCACTAAAGATCTTCCGTATTTTTCTTTTGATTCTTTAACTAAGTCCTTAACATATTTCATATGACCATTTGCTACATCAATTAAGACAAACGATCTTTCACCTATCTTTAGGTTTATATCATTTTCAATAAATATCTTCTTAAAATCATCTAAACCATAGGAATACCATACCTTATAATTAGTTGAGAAGTAATCTAATCCAGGATTGGCTTTTCTGGGAATAATTCCATATATTTTATTGTTATTAAATATATTTATATTATCCTCATTTATAACTGTATCCATAGGTGCAGTAAAGAGAGGAAGCATTTGTTTTTCGTCCATTACATCGACCTGTTTTCTTGATCTAATGTGGGTTTGTATTTCAGGTTCAATTAAGATATCGTCAAAATCAAATAACATAATAATAGTTTACTTCTTATAGATTATGTGACGATAAAGATTTCCACAAAAAGCCCCAGATTATTGATAAATCCGGGGTTAATTTTTAATCAGGGAGATATGCTGTCCATACCTCCAATCCTTTTGCGAAATTGCGTATAAAATATCCGTATCCTGGCTTGAATGGTTTCTGTCTCATTCTCATTCCAGCTTCTTCTGGAGTCCTGTCATCTTTTTTATTGTTACATTTTGAACAACATGTTGTTAGATTCTCCCATGTATTAACTCCACCTCTAGATCTAGGTAGAACGTGATCTATTGTTAGGTTCTTAGTAGTATCACAATAAACACATTTCATCCCATCTCTTCTAAAGATATTTTCCCTAGTCGGTTTTAACTTCTTAAAAGGCAATACAACATATTTTAAAAGTCTGATAACAGAAGGTCTTTTGTAAGTGCTTTGTTCAGTAACAATTGGATTTTGTTCATCGTGCTCTAAAACTTCTGCTTTACCTTTATACACAAGCTTAAATCCACGAGCAAAGTCGGTAACACTTATAGGAGTAAAGTCATTATTTAGAACTAGCACTTTCATAACTACATTTTTTACACACTGGTCAATCTATTTATCTTATTTTTTAGATGTCCCGCCAGGGCTCGAACCTGGACTCTTCTGGTCCAAAACCAGACGTGTTGCCAATTACACCACAGGACAATTTAGAGCCTTTGACAGGGATTGAACCTGCGACATCTTCATTACAAGTGAAGTGCTCTACCAACTGAGCTACAAAGGCATGGGGTGACAGAGGGGAATCGAACCCCCGACCTTCTGAACCACAATCAGACGCTCTAACCAACTGAGCTACCGTCACAGTAGCGAGTGGCAGGTTCGAACTGCCGACCTTTGGGGTATGATTCCAACGCTCTACCAACTGAGCTAACTCGCCATATAAGTGGAGTAGATGGGACTTGAACCCACATCCTCTTCCTTGCAAAGGAAGCGCTCAGCCAATTGAGCTACTACCCCGTGGAGCGATAGACAGGATTCGAACCTGCGACCCCCGACTTGGAAGGACGGTGCTCTACCAACTGAGCTACTATCGCATTTAGAGACGTGTGGAATTACGCATCCACTTCAACCGTCGGACTGTCCGTCTCTATATCTTACAGATACACTGTGTCGGAGCGGAGGGATTCGAACCCCCAATGCCTTAAGGCGGCTGATTTACAGTCAGCTGAGCAGCCAATTGCTCAACACTCCGAATTGCGGGGAAGGCTGGATTCGAACCAGCGACCTATCGATTAACAGTCGAGAGCTCTACCGCTGAGCTACATCCCCAGTTTAGATTAGAGAATATTTGAGCGAGGTGTTTTTTGGTCAAATTTAAAAGTTCTGAGAAGTAACCCCATTCGCCGCTTCTAATCTTGTAGTCCCTGAGGGATTCGAACCCCCGACATTTTGGATGTAAACCAAACGCTCTGCCAACTGAGCTAAGAGACTAAATGTGGTTGACATAGAAGGATTCGAACCTTCGGCCTTTGACGTATCAGATCAACGCTCTAACCAACTGAGCTATATGTCAATGTTGCGGAAAGAATTGGAATCGAACCAAATACCAATTAAGGTACGCTTCGCTTAGCAGGCGAGCCCCGTCACCATCTGAGATTACTTTCCTTTGTTAATTAGTCTTTTAATTCTTCTGATCAATATTTTGGCTCTATTAAATTTTAATGTTTCTCTTCTTAAGTTTTCTCTGCTTGAGGGGAAACTTCCTCTGGCTACTATTTTACTTTCTATCATCATATTTTTAAATTTTTTTGAGGTCGTGACTGGAATTGAACCAGTATAACTAGTTTTGCAGACTAGTGCCTAACCACTCGACCACACGACCCTATTTGTTTGAGACTCCACCTGGATTCGAACCAGGATCAGATCATCCGTAGTGATCCATTCTAATCCCTTGAACTACAGAGCCTTTTAGCACACCAGGTAGGAATCGAACCTACAACCTTTGGTTTTGGAGACCAACACTCTACCAATTGAGCTACTGATGTGTGTAGTGATCCCGGAGGGGCTCGAACCCTCGACTCCCGCATTAAAAGTGCGGTGCTCTACCAGCTGAGCTACGAGATCATTTTAATTGTGGTACCGGCCGGAATCGAACCGGCGACACCTAGATTTTCAGTCTAGTGCTCTACCGACTGAGCTACGGTACCATTTTTTCCAGTATGTCAAAGAACAAAAAAAAGGCTTTGATGTGAATCAAAGCCTTTTCCAAAATATCTAAATATGATTTCCTGTATTAGCTTCGATCGGGTTCTTTCCCCTTTGCCCAAAACGCCACCGTTTGATAGCAGCCATTAATCTGACTGATCATGCGATTGATGTTATGTTTACTACAGTTTTTCATTTTTCTTAATTATATATCCTGTTTCCAGAATAGTTTCGCAAAAGTACAATATCTTTTTTGAATAAAAAGATGTTTTTTGATATTTTTTAATATTCCTCTTCGATTATTTCTAATCCTTCGATCAAGCCCAAAGCCATTCCATCTTCTACTTCGTCCCAAACATAATCAACTTTAGTTGTTTCGTAAGTAGTAATAAAAGCATCTTTTGCCCTTTCCAATTGGGTTTCAGTAAATGATACTATTTCAGCTTCCGAATATTGAGCATTAACCATTTCCAAAGCTTCGTTGTAATCTGATATACCTTCTTGGCTTACTCCATCTATAACATTTAAGAAAGATCCTAAAGCAAAAATAGCTGCTTCTCTTTGATCTTTTCCAATTCCGATTGATTTAAAATTTACCTGTGCATCAGGATTCTCGTGAGATACACTCATAGTAACTCTTTTTAATTTTTGATTTTTCATAATAGGTTTTTTGTAAATTGTAAATTGTAAATAAAGTTTGTTAATTTATATTACAAAGATAACCAAATGTAACGGGATAAAAAAATGATTTCTTAAATTATTTTAAAAATTTTAAAACTTTTTCTTTAATTCCACATTTTTTAATACCTTCATTAAGGCTTGGAGTGTGTACGAAATTTATTAATCCCCATCCGGTACCGCTTCTATTAGAAGATACTTCTTTAAAACTCATATCCAAATCATCTATTGCTACCCAATGAGAGACTTCTGGATGATCTTTCAACCATTCTTGGATTTCTAAAGTTCTTGATGCTTCTAAATCCCAATCTGGATGCCATTCTTGTTTCTCTGGTAACGTGTATTCTCTAGGAGTGAAATCTATAGGAGTTTTAATAATTCCTTGCTCTTTATAGTATTCACCCATTTCTTCTACAGTTGCCCAGTTTTTCCAATCTGAAGAAACCACTATTTCAGCTCCTGTTTCTTCTAAGATTGTATTTAAAACCTTTATTGCTTTCTTATCAAAATTATCAAACCTAGCTCCAACAGGAAAAGTCATCAGATCCTGAGAAAGCTTTTTTCTAGCTTTAGCCTGCTTTTTGTAACGTCCTCCAAATTGTTGGGAAAGACAAATTACACCGTCATGATCTAAAAATATAATTTTCATAGTACCTAGGGAGGGACTCGAACCCTCACGACTTACGTCACTAATTTCTAAGACTAGCGTGTATACCATTTCACCACCTGGGCTTAGTAGCAGAGGAGGGATTCGAACCCCCGACCTTTGGGTTATGAGCCCAACGAGCTACCAACTGCTCTACTCTGCGATATAATTTGGCGGTCCCGCGGAGAATCGAACTCCGAACTCTGCCGTGACAGGGCAGCATTATAGCCGTTTAACTACGGGACCTTAATTTTTTGTACTGCCACGGAGAATCGAACTCCGATTTTATGGATGAAAACCATAGGTCCTAACCGTTAGACGATGGCAGCGTAATTTCAAAGAGCGTATAAAACAAAAAAACCTCTGAGGTTATCAGAGGTTTAAATTATATCATTATATAAATTTATTTCCTCTGACACTTAAATCTATCCTCTAGAAGGTCATCCTCTTTACGAAGTTGAAAATCTGTTGCGATATTTAAAAAGTGTTTCATTGAAAGTTTTGTTCCTTTTTTATTATATACTCCAAATGTACAGAAAAGTTTCTCATTAAAAAACGATTTCTGATATTTTTTTATTTTTATTATAAATTCCAAGCTGGGTTAGCTACGATTAGCATACCACCTTCAACTCTTGGTATTTGTTTAGTTGAATAAGCATCATCATATTGGATCTGTTCTGGATAGAACTTTTGTCCTTGAAACATGATATAATTTTCTTCGTCTTTACCTCTGTGGCTCCATCCTTGACCTCTCATTTGGTCATGAGCAGCATCATCAACAGTGGGTTTGCCAAAAAGAGAATCCCAAAATCCTTCGTTAATTTCTGAATTATTAGATTGATATTTTTTAAGATGTTTCATTTTTTATTTTATATATTCTTATCTATGTAAATTAAATTTTACAATTTATTAATAATATCAATAAATATTCTTTTGGTATCTTCTTTACCTAGCTTTTCTTCTATAGATTTAATAAAATTTACGATGTCCTGTCTGTAATCTGGTTTATTATCTGAATACGCATTAGGTTCTTCCCCTGCACATTTAGTTACAAGAGCCTCAACTTCTTTAATAACTCTGTCTACTTCAGTTCTATCTGTAAGCGCTATCTTTATATTAGGTAACTCTAATTGAAATTTATTATAGTCAAAATTTTCAGGGACTCTTACAGATACATGAGTAACCCCGCCGGATCTTCCCTTAAAATCTTTAGATCCAATTCTAATTCTAAGAACATTTTCTGAATCAATAGAAGATAAGTTCTTATTATCCTTTTCATTATCATATCTAAAGTTAAAGAATTCACGAGGATCGGTTATTATAAGTTTATCAAACGAGGTTTCACTATCAAATGATATAGTTGGATCATCTTCTTTTACTTTAACATACCCATCGATAGTTGAATTAAAATTAAATTTTAATCCCCTATACGATAATGTGTCTTCATTAATTTTTTCGTAAATAAAATCTTTAAATGTTTTCATTACTTATATATCTAAAAGGCAAAGCAGGACTTACGTTTTATATTGCATTCCATCTCAAGAACTGCCTATTACCAGTGGGTTTGTGGTTACTTTGCCTAATTTTTAATATTCTCTATTTATTTAATTTATTGTAAATTATATGCAAATTCTCTTGTTGTTGCCATATGTTTTAAAATCCGTTAGTTGATGTATTATAGAAAACTAATCCCCTATACGATAATGTGTCTTCATTAATTTTTTCGTAAATAAAATCTTTAAATGTTTTCATTACTTATATATCTGACTATATATTATGTTCCGATGGCTGTATGGTGTAATTACATAAAGGACAATCTCCTCCGTTTTCATTTATCCACAATATGCATTCTTCTAGAGTTAGCGATTCTTTACCAGGAACAACAATATATGGTGTTACTGTTATATTCATTATTCTATAATTTTCCATTAGCTAAATGTTAGTGTCATTGTTTGAGAAGCCTGGCTTACAGTAGACCCTGTACCCATACCTCCCCAGTTTAAGTTATTAATCATAGGTCTAAATGCTATAGTACTTGATCCAGTACAGCTTCCTACATTAGAAAATTCAACAGCAACTCCACCAATAGAAGGAGTTCCACAAGCTGTTCCCACTCTCCAAACTACGCTGTTTATAGTTACTGAGGTATTGCTTGTTGCATTTTTTAAAGCATCTGCCAAAGTTTGGACCGAAGTAGCATGGCTTACGGTTAGACTAAATCCTAATGAATTTGATATAACAAATTGTGTATAAGATCCCGTTAATGCTGCTCTGAATGTATTCCAAGCAGTTTCTGTGGTAGCTCCTGGTGCAATACCATTAACGAAAGGGCGAGAGAAAGTTACACCACTGGTATAATTAGTCCAATAATTATTTGTTGTTAGCCATGATTTAGCTGCTGAAGCCGATGCTTGTGCAGTACCACTTATTATAGATACTAAATCTTTAAATGCTAAATCCGTATTAGTGCATCTCCAAAATTGTACATTACCTACGTTCCCTACAGGAGTGGGAAAATTTCCAGCTGATACATCCTTAGCTATCACGTAAGAATTATCTTCGTCTGGTCCCATCCACCAGGTTAATCCACCAGGGTTAGTACTATATGCTAAAGGAGATACACCTATACATAGAGTACCCACATTCGTAGTTCCCGCAATTGTTGATTGTGTTGGATTATATGAAAATGCTCTTGTTGTTGCCATATGTTTTAGAATCCGTTAGTTGATGTATTATAGAAAACTAATCCTGTTACATTAGTTGTTTTTGCTATCGTTGGTGTTGAATAATTGAAAGTAAGTACATCACCTCCGCCGGCTTCACCGAATTGAATTCTTATAGGATAATAAACTCCTGCAGTTAGATCTATAGAACCTGATGCCTCTATAGGACCATGAGCACCTCCATTATTGACTGTTGCGTTTGCTGTAGTAAATCCAGATATCGCATTTGCTCCAACCCACACATAAGATGCATCATCCGAGTTGGTGTAAAATGTATAAGTTTGAGTAGTAGTCGG